TCACTTCGGCAAAACTACCATCTCGCCAGCAGGATAAAGCTGTAGCATCGCTCGTGCGGCCTCGACGTTCGACGTCGTCAGCCATTCCTCCCAGTCGTCCGGCCGCAGGATCACGACCGCGCGCTTCTCGTCCTCCGGCTTGTGCATGCGGGAGAAGATCGGGTGCCCCTCGCCGCTCACCGTGATCATCGACATCGTGTGATGCTCAGTCCCGTCCGGGCTCATCAGCGTCCGCCAGATCCCAGCGACGCACATCGTTCGCCAGTCGATCAACCCGATCCGGTGCCACACGTTCTTCCCCGTCTCGTAGCACGGCTCGTAGATCCAGTCGGCCGGGATCAGGCAGCGGCGCCCGGCGCGCCAGGCCGGCCCGTACAACGGCGACTTCCCGAGGTTGTCGTCACGCACGTTCATGGTGCTGCGCATGATCGGCGGTTTCCGGCCCTGCTCCTTCGCTTTTTCGATGTTGGCCTTCTGCAGCGCGCGCGGCCAGAAGCCAAAGCCGGCCGCCAATGGTCTGAGCTTTCCGTCGACATTCGCGACGATCGGCGCGAGGTAGTCCTGGTAGATCTCCGGCTTCCACGGGAAGTCGCGGTACAGGTCGCTGAACGGCTCGATCCGCAGTTCGCGGATCTCGTAGTCCTCGTGCGGCGCTCGGTAGTTTGTACACATCGCCCGTCCCCATTTTTCCGGCCTTGACTAGGGTAGCTTATCGCGAAATATACTGTGTTTTTATACAGTGGTGGCGACGTGATCAAGCCAGAGTGGGCTTACATCTGGGAGTACGGGTTCCAAGGCGACAAGACGCGCCGGAGGACGCCTATCGAGCTCACGAAGCTGGAATTTGAACTGTGGATCGACCAGGACGAGAGGTCGACGTTCCTGAGCTCGTGCACGCCGATCGAGGCCACCCGAATTGATCGCAACCGCGTGCCGCTCACGGATCCGCGCTTCAAGTTGAAGCCCAAGATGCCGGAATTTGATGCGCCGACCGATGCCGAGTTGCGAGCCCTATGGCGCGAGTACACCGACCTTCAGGTGCGCTGGCTCATCCTCGAGATTCTTGCTCTTCGAAAATCGCTGGACAGGGTTCAGGAGTGGTTCGACTACGTCGACAAGAACATCCCCGACCGCGGGGAGCTGAGTGGTGGGAATGGAAAATTTCAGGAGCTGCGCCACCTTCTCCGGAAGGAAAAGGGGCGCGCTGGGATGATGTGACGCGCAGCAGCCATGACTGCGAGCCCGTCAAATGTGGAAGGTTTCAGCGCGCGGCCGCCGTCAAGGCGTCGTAGTCGCGCTCACACTGCTGGCCGGCGATGCGGGCGCGGTCAGCGTACTCTGCCAAGTCGCCCGCGCGCTGGTCAGCGCGGCCGAGCACGTCGGCAAGCAGATCGAGGGCGTCGCCGGCTGCCGGGCCTCCGGTGGTAGCGGCGGAATGGCGGGCGGCTGCGACGAGCTGGTCGACACGCTGCTGCAGGCTGCCAGCGGCAGCACGAGCAGCAAAAGCATCCGCCAGCGCGGCCGTGCGTTGTTGGTTCGCATCGTTTGCGATCTCCTGTTGTGCCGCGGTGCGGCGTTGTTCCTCGGCTCGCGCGGCCGCGGCGGCGTCGAGCTGCGCCTTCTGCGCGGCCACGACCGTCGCGCGCGCGCCGTCGACGTGCCCCTTGAAGTAGCCGCCGGCGAGGCCGACGACAGCCGCCACAATGATGGCCAGCCAAACACGTGGATCGAACCAGGTCATTTCGGCTCCTTCGCGTGCAGTTGCTTCAGCTCGTCCGGCGAGTAGACGAAGCCCGGCAGCAGGAACGCCTGCACGCTCCAGACGGGATCGCTTTCCTCGTGCCGGCCGTGATCCTTGCCCCGGTGATGGAGCGCACACAGCAGCAGTTGGTTGTAGGTCGAGTCGACGAACGCCTCCGGCCGCGCCGGATCGAACGCCTCCCAGTCAAAGCCCTGCGTCAGCCGGATCACGTCCCAGACCGGATGCTGGCGCGGGATGGGCACGATGCGCTGCAGCTTGTGGCTGAACATCGTGTCGACCTGGTTCAGCGCGACGCCGCGGATCCACTTCCAGTCGATCGCATGCGAGAACGCCCACTCGAAGAAACGGTGGTGCGACTCGACGGCCTGGTCGTCACCGCAGACTGCGCAAACGTAGCCGCCGGCCGCCTTCATCGCGCGCTTGCTCGCGCGGAACGTCGGCGACTCGGCGCGCGGCTCGTGATCGGGATAGAAGACGTCCTCGGCAAGCGTGCGCCGCGTCTCGTGGGATTTCGTGGTCGTCATAGATCGCGCTCGCACAGTGCACGCTCTTCAGCGCGCCGTTTCACCAGACCCGGGAGTACGCGGCCGCCGGCCGTCACCCACTGCGGCCGCCCGTTGTCCGCCTCGTTCATCGCGCGGCACGCGCCCTTCCAGTCACCGGCGTTGAACCGCTTCGCTGTCGTGCTGCCGCAGTACGCAGTCGCGCCGACGTTGTAGGCAAAACTCACAGCTGCCGCGAGCTGGTTCGTGTGCCCCTTCAGACCCGGCGTGCACTTCAGCACCGGCTCGGCATGCTCGATGAGCCGCTGCTCCAGGCGCGCGTGGCACTCCTCCGGCGTGAATCGCTGCCCGGCGTGCACATCCTTCGTGTCGCCGTTGCACGCCGTGATGATCCCGATCGGATCGGGCCGCGCGACGAGCTCGAGCCCCTCGAATTTCGGGACCATGGAAAAAAGAAGGGCTGCCGCAGCAGCCCCTACAACGCTGGCAAGCGTCTTCTTCGGAACGTTAACCATCGAGCAATGCCCTCTTCCCTTTGTTCTTGACCAGGTAGTACGCCTGCAGCCCTATGTACGCGATGGTCGCGACGGCTACCCACCAGTTGATGTCGTGGCTCGTAAGCCATAACCAGAGATTGCCGCCAACCGCCGGCACAGCCTTTGCTGCGCTCGCAACGACCTCGCTCTTCATCGAGCCCCCGTAATGAAAAAGCCGCCCCGAAGGCGGCTGGTTACAAACCTTGATCTTGTCTCGCCCGTTCTGGGCATCTACCACTCGAGGTAAAACATGAAAATGAACTTGGCCGCGCTCGCCGCGGGGATCGCGCTCGCCTGTGCATTGTCAGCATGCGGCCGCGGCGATGGGGACGCGAGTAGCCCCATTCCGCATGCGAAGGCCGACACCATCCCGGCGTTGATCGACGTCTTCGGCGACAGCACATCGAAGGGCGTACAAACTATCGGTGGTCGACTATTCAACACTGCGGACAGCGAACCTGCGATCCTGCAGAACATGCTTCAGGCGCGATTCGGGGCCGGCGCAATCGTCAACAACCAAGGCGTCGGCGGAACGGAAGCCGCGCAATTGCTCAATGGCACCGATGGAGTTCACCCGCCGTTCGACCAGGTGATGGCTGCAAGCAAGGCGAAGATCGTCGTCTTCAATTTCGCACTCAATGCCAGCTACTACGCATCGAAGCCAACGGAAGGCATCCCCATAGAAACAGTCGATACTTACTGGGCCAACATGTCGCAGCTCTGCCAGATCGCGCGCAAGTACGGCAAGATCTGCGTTTTCGAAGAGCCCAATCCGGTCAACGGCGTTCAAAATCCGAACGCGCCGATCTACGGATATGTCTCCGTGCTCCGGCAACTCGCAGCGCAACTGAATGCACCACTCATCGCGCAATTCGATCAATTCCAGACGCTTCCGAATTGGATGGCGTGGCTAAGCGAAGACCAGACGCATCCGACGGATGCGGGATATGCATACAAGGCGGCAAATACGGAGGCGGTGTTGCGGCCGATTGTGGCGGGTCTACTGGGAGCCCGCTAAAGCCTTGTGTGAGAGAATCCCGAATCCCAAAGAAAGAGCGCATTGTGCGGATACTCTCACTACAGGCCCTGCGCGCAGTCGGCGCCATCGCGGTCGTTCTCTATCATGCCGGAACGCTTGGCGCAGGGATCAATCTGCGTGTGGGCGCTACCGGCGTCGATCTGTTCTTCATCATCAGCGGAGCGGTAATGTACCTTTCCGTCAATGACCAGACCAGTATGCCCAGTTTCCTCTGGGCGAGATTTACACGAGTTGTCCCGCTGTACTGGATCGGAACCATCGGAGCGGTGGGAGTCTATATCGCCAAATCAGGGCATTTCCCACCGATCCTCGATATTGTTACGTCCGCCCTCTTTCTGCCGTCCGAGCACTTTGGTGACTTCCCGATTCTCTATCCGGGCTGGTCGCTTAATTACGAAATCTTCTTCTACGCGCTAATTGCGGTCCTGCTTATGTTCGGCTCAAGCGCCATGGGCCTTGCGGCAACTACCACGCTGGCGCTCGGCACATTGCATGAGTCGGTGCAAGCTCCTTATGCTGAATACTACTGTCAACCAGTAATGATCGAGTTCGCAGCGGGCATCCTGATCGGCATGGCAATACGTGCCAGGCTCACCCCAAGCCGTGGCGTATCGCTAATGCTGATCTGCGTCGGGATCGCGCTACTTACTCTTCACTCGCCTGAGTCGAAAATCAACGCAGCTATCGGCTGGGGTGTTCCGTGGGCCATGATTCTTGTCGGCTCCACTGCCTTCGATTCATCCCTCCTTGTTCGATCGAAAGTCACCCAATTGCTCGGGGCAGCGAGCTATTCGATATATCTCGCGCACCCGTTCGTCATTTGGGGAATCGAGGCGTTCACGGGGGATAGGAACAATCTCGTCTTCGCTGCCGCAGCGGCCCTGTCCATTCTCTCTGGCCTGATAGTGCATCTCGCCATCGAGAAGCCGTTGCTATCTGGCCTGCGGAAGTTTCAGCCGTTCAGCAAATTGAACGTTCCGGAAGGAAAGAGCGCGGCGTAGGATGTCCACCGCTCATCGGCGCTATCCACGGTCCCTTGGTTCGGCCACACATCGGGGTCTTGAGGACACGAAAACGATGCGACGATCTTGTCCTCGGTGGCATCTGAGAATGAGACATAAATTTCCATTTTTCACCTGTTCAGAACGTGTATTCGTATAGGCCGACCGTGAATGTCAGCGTTCCGCTTGATGCGGCCGCGATGTAATACAAGGTCTGCGGCGTGACGAGCGGGACGTGGGGGAATGACGTTGTTACCGATGATGCGTTCGTCGGCATCGTACCGCCTTGACCGACCGCACCAACCCCTCCCGACGAACCGGCAATGTTTGAAGAAAGACCCGCTGACGCAGTATTGCCAGAAATTGCCTGATAGCCTCGGCACGTCTTCGCGTTCGGCGGCACTGCGCCGGCAACGGAGAATGAGATATAGCTCGCAGCGGACACCGTGGTGTTAAGTACAGTGAAGCCCGGCGTCGAAATCGTGCGGCCGAACTGGCTACCCACGTTGAGCAGACCGCCCGAAGTCGTCTGCCACACCGAAACGAGCGCCGATGCCGTATAGCCGGACGGCATGTTCGCGCCCCCGTACACGTTGGGGGCCGTTGACGATGTTGCGTTCGTGGCCAGCAGCGCAGTCGCCTGCGTAGCCGGATTGTAGATCGCGTAGAGCGCCACAAAGCCCGGCGCCGGCGCCGAACCGGTGTCCATGCCCCCCGCGCCAGTGGTTGCGAGGTTGATCGTCTTGTTGAAGTTGGCGATCCGGAATGCGGCGCCACCGAGCGCTGTTTCGACGACAACCTCGTCGGCGGTGAACGTCGCCGATGCGCTTGCCGATGTGACCGACATTGCGGCGTTGCGCATCGAGCCGACGACGGCGGCAGTAGATCGCTGCACAAACGCCGTCGTCGCCAGTCTCGTGCTGTTGTCGAACTGCGCGGCCGTAACGCCTCGGACTTGGGCGAACTGAATAGCCGCAGTCCCCCCCGCGACATCCCACTCGGTACTCCCGCGCGCAACCAGAAGCAGTGAATCACCGACCTGGAGTGTCACAGGCTGGACGTTACCATTCGACCAGATGAAATCCGCACCCTGCGTTGCGATGGCAAGGGGGCCGCTTCCGAAATTGAAAAACAGGATTGCTCCGCCGCTCGGCATCGACGATCCAGATGGAAGCGTGAGAGTGCCACCGGACGCGCCATACCACTGGATTGCTTGGCCTGCGTAGAAGGCAGAGAGAGTAGTGTTTACGTTGAACGCAGTAAAACTGCCGAAATTCCCGAGTGCACGCTGAACAAACGCGGTCGTCGCAAGCTTGTTCGAATTATCGAATTGCGGCGACGTCGTTCCGAGAACCGTCGTGTAGCTTGACAGGTACCAAGCGCCAGTATTGCTGACGAACTGAGCTTGCTCGCCCGCGTTCAGAGCGAACGTGTTCGACAAGCCTCCGACCTGGCTGTTGATGTTCTCGGTTCCGCTCCCCTTAACGGTCATGCCGACCGGAGTGCCGATCGTGATTGTTGCCCCATTGGGAACGCCAGCGACAGGCGGCAACGTCAAAGTTATACCTGTGCCGTATGCCCAAATGAATGCTCCGACGTGGCCGCCGTTCAACGATGCCGTGGCATTGATACCCTGAATACCCGAAAACGCCGCACCGGATTGCTTCACGAACGCTGTCGTAGCAATGCGCGAGCTGTTGTCGTACTGCGCCGGTGTTTGCGCAATGGGGCTGCGCGTATAGTGGCTGACGATGGTCCAGTTCGATCCATCGGAAACGAGTTCAACCGTCGCTCCGACGTCAATTAAAAACGTCGATGCTCCCATCGCTTGGTTGTAGATGTTCGCCGAGGGCGTCGCGATGGTGACCGACGTGCTGTTATTTGTGACGTTTGTGATCGTGTACGTGAGATTGATAGTCGTCGGCGCAGGCAACGTGATTGTGGATGGCCCGCTTCCACCAGCCTGTATCCACGATCCCGTGTCGGAAGCCGCAAGGGTGCCGGACCCTACGACGTACTTTCGAGTTTGAAAATTCCCGCCGGCCCGCTGAACAAATGCAGTAGTCGCAAGTTTCGCGGTGTTGTCGAACTGCGGAGCCGTGATCCCAGCCGCGTTGATCGCTGCTTGCAAGTTCGCCAGGAGCGTCGCAATCGTGCCGTCGTCGACCGAATTCTGGCCGGAAAAGTTAGCGGTGAACTGCGCGAGCACCGCCGCCATGATCGAGCTCTGGCGCCACACCTTGTTGAGCTGCGCCGACAGCGCGGTGCCGGACTGAAATCCCGACAGACGGGCCGCCAGCGCCGCGTACGTCACCTGGTCGATAACGTTCGGGGAGCTGCCCCCACCGAACACGAGAAAGTCGTTCGTTGCCATCAATGCTCCGAGCATAAAAAAAGCCACCCGAAGGTGGCTTGCAGACAATGCGATAGGCGGTTAAACGGGCCTGCTCCAGGCTCCGACGTCGAACCCGGCCACAAGCTGATTGCTCATGTCGAATCCGAACAGGGGTGATCCGTCGACGGACGTGACGACCGTGTAGTTGACCCGAACACCTTCGGGCTTCAGGGGGATGTATCCGCCGGAAAGCAGCGCGAGGAACGTCGCCGGCGGGACCTTCCCGGCAATGCCGATCGTCATCGACATGTCCTGGTGGTCCTCGATGAACACGTGCGTGTCCGCGTCGAAGATGCTGTTCAGGATCGCCGCGCTCTGCTCGAGCGTCCCATCCCAGTGGTTCGCGCCGATCTTCGCGCGGATGACCAGCCGGTACGTGTCGTCGTCCAGTACGGTCAGCCCCGAATCTGGATCGAACGGTCCCTTCCAGGTGCCCTGGTCGAAGCCGAGGCCTGCGATGTCGAACGAGAAATAGACACCTGTCAGCGGTGTACGGATCTTCCGCGACACTCCAACCCAGAGCCCGACGTCGTCCAGCTGGACGCCTACCGCGTTATCGAGGTCGAACCTGCCGGGCATGCTCTGCAGCACGCCCATCTGGTCTACGAGCGGCTGTACGAGCGCTTCGACGGTCGCCATGAACCGCGGCTTGTCGCTGTGCTCTGACGTGATCAGCGCGGTGTATTCGGTCAGGTCAGCCATCAGGTCACCACCAGCGTCACGTTCGCCGGCGTGCACGACGCCGCTTCGTTGAACAGCAGCGCAACATCCGGCATGCCGGCGCCACGCGGCCCAGTGAGCGTCAGCCCAGACAGCTTGAACGTCACCCCACCGCCGACGCTGTTCGCCGCGGTCAGGGCGTCACCCCATTCGACGCTCCCGGACAGGCCGCCGCCGATCTGCACGCCGTTGATGTAGTCCGACACCGCCTGCTGTATCTGCTGACCCGCCTGCGTCGTATATCCGCCGAGCGCCTTGATCGTCACGGTCGCCCCGATCGGTGCGCCTGTCGGTCGGAAGAAGCTGATCGTGATCGGCCGGCCATAGATGTCCGCGACGACGATCGACGTCGTGCCGAACGTGCCAGCGCCCGGCGTCTTCTTCGCCGCGATCGCATTCGCGATCGCCGTCGCGTCGCCACCCTCGACGACGAGCGAAATCGAGTGCGACGGGATGCCGTTGGCGTCGGTCGAGCTCGTGTCGTTTTCGTAGGCGACGTACCGCGTGACGCCGGGCACGTTCGCCACTGCACCGATGATGCCGTCGAGAACCGTGAGCGATGGCAGCGCGGTCGACACCGTCTGCCGCTGCCGCAGCACCGGGTCCTTTTCGACTGGGGCGCCCTCGGCAGCATCCGCCGGGTTCGTCACCGACTGCCAGCCGAGCGCTGGCGTCGCGATCTGGTTGATCGTGCCGGCACGCGCGGACACGTCGCCGATCGACGCACACGTGGCCGTCACCGTGATCGTGCCGCTCGGCGGGATCGTCACCGTCGCCGGCAGCAACCACTGCACGCCGTTGGTGTCCTTCGCCGCGCCGTTCGTGATCGTCTTGCCAGCTTGGCCGATCAGCACGAGGTCCGCGCTCGAGTACGACGCGATCTTCCGCGCTATGCCGTTGATTTTGACGTTGCTCGACAGCGCATCGCCCTGCGCGGTGGCGGGGCTGAACGACCGGTAGATCGCGATCGAGACCGAGTTGACGTCGCTGATCGCCTTCGCGAACACACCGAGTAGTTGACCGTCCTGGCTGTCCGGCTCCAGGTACGTGTCGGCGCCGTAGATCGATCTGTACTGGTCCTGCAGAAACGCGAGCACGTCCGCGTACGTCGGCGCGGTGATACCGTTCGCGTCGATGGTGGGTGCGAGGGTCGTGAGAGTCACAATGTCGCCTGTACCGTGGTGGTTCCGTAGATGGTGTTGATCGTCGCGGTAACCGTCAGCACGCGCGTCTCGGGATCAGCCGTACTCGAGTAGTTCGTGAGTTCGGTCACACCGTGTGTGGCGAGGATGCACTTGCGGATCGCCGCGTCGTACTTGCCGCTGGTGTACTTCCCGAGTACGTCGGTGTCCCATGGCATGCCGGCCGTCGTGTCGAGGAACCATTCGCCGCGCAGCAGACGCAGGCGTGTCAGCACGGCCTGCGCGACCGCCTCGGGCGTGTTCACGAGGAAGTCGGCCGGGCCTCCGCCGAAGACGTAGTCGCCGTCTGCGTCAAGTTTTCGGTATCGCATGGGAGTCTCAGTTGACCGGGCCGGTGTTGCCGCCCTGCGGATCGGAGTGCGTGTGCGTGTCGTCGACACGCTTGCCGTTCGCCGTGATCTGGCCGATCACGTTGAGGATGCCGTTGAACACCGCGGCGGCACCGCTCGCGGCGCTGCCGACCATGCCGCCGACGAACGTCAGCAGCCCGGTGATCGTCACGGCCGCCGAGAATGTCGACAGCGGCGCCACCACATCGAAACCGCCCGGCGCAACGATCTTCACCTTCTGCAGCGCCGGGTTCAGGTCGATATACGTCGCGCCGTCGTCGCTGCGCAGCTGCGTCGAGGTGCCGCTGACGCCGACGAGAGCGCGCGGTCGCGAACGAAAGCCGAGCAGCGCGAACCCGTCCGACAGGTCATGCATGCGGAGCTCGGCTTGCTCCTGCACCCCGCCCGACTGCCACCACGCGTCGATGCACCGCGAGGCGAACACGACAAGGCACTCATCACCCTGCTTGACTGGGAACGTCAGCGTACAATTTCCGCCAGCTGGAAACTGGACCGGGCAGTCGACCAACAGCGGCAGTGCAACGCTCTGGATCGTGCCGTCGATGCCGCGCACCTGTGCCTTGATCGCCGGCTGCACGCTGCATGTCGGCGGCCGGTCGGCAGCGCTTTCGAACGACTGGATGACGCCGGGCAATGCAGTCCAGATGCCCGCGCGCACGCCGTCGAACGCTTCACGCAGTGCGACCTCCGGGTCGCCTACCCTTTCACGTCGATCCATGGGATGAAAATGAAAAAACTGCTGTTGATCGCCGCGCTGCTCGCGCCGCTCGCCGCCATCGCTGACGACGCCTACGTCTACCCGTTCGCCGGCATGAAGGTCGGCGTGACGGTGGACAATCAGTTCCCGACGATCCTGTACACCGCGCAGAAGTGCGACCTGCCGCTGGCGAACGCGCAGAACATGCGACGCTACGAGTCCTACCGCGGCGTCTGGGACATCGGTTGCTGGGGCGAGACGATTGACGGTGACGCCGTGATCATCGTTCCGAAGATGCCGACGAAATCCATCCCGCTCAATACTCTGGCGCGGGCCGACGTCAGCAGCTACATAAACTGGGCAAAAATGACCATCAAGGCGCTTCCGACGTACGGCCGCTAGCCGAACCTCTTGATCACGTCGGCGGATGGCACCGCCGCCTTGTCTTTGAACGAGTCAGGTAGCACCGTGACGTCGGCCGCGAGGCATACCACGCTCGTGTACCACTCTTCGCCGCGCGTATCGCCGCTCACCTCTGCGAGCATCACGTAGTAGAAACCGTCGTCCTGCAGCTTCGCCTGCATCTCGATCCGCTCGTTCTCGGCCTGCTGGCCCACATTCAAGCTGTACTCGTACTGCTGGATGCTCGCGTTGTCGAGCCAGATCAGACGGCCGATCTTTACGCTCGGATTCAGCAGCATCTTCACCTCGATGCCGTTCGCCGTCTGCTGCGGCAGGCCGACCATGCCAGTCGCGGAAGTGATCACCGGGATCTCGCCAGGCATGTATGCCGTCTCGGGCACCATCACCACCTTGCCGTCTTGGATGCTCCAGACGGTCTGCGTGGTGCGCGCGGTCCATCGCATGAAGTCCCGCGCCATGCCAAACATCACCTTGCCTCTCGGCAGCGGGTTCGACGGCAATTCCGGTAGATAGCCCTGCTGCACGCCATACTGGCCCATCGCAGTGCATACGGCCGCCACATGGTCGGCCGGCGTCGACCCGGCCGCGAGCGTCGTGTTCACCACGGCGAAGTTGTACGCCGAGTCGCCGTCCGCCGCAGTGATATCGATGAATGTATCCGTCTGGCTCTCGCGCCCGCGCCGTACCTGCTTGATCTGTCCATCGAAGATGATCCCGTAGTTGCCCTCGTAGCCGGCCTGCAGCACGACGCGCGTGAATTCCTTACTTTGGGCTCGTCGTGCCGTATTCGCGGACACGTTGTAGACGCGGATCCGCGCCGAGTTCGGCGTCTGCAGGTCGCCGCGCTGTACGCGGAACACGATCCGCAGCTCGGACAGGTCGAGTGCTTCTCCGCTGTCGAAGCCGATGATCAGCGATACCTTCCGGCCGAACTGCTGAACGCTCATTGATCCGTCACCCAGAAAACATGCGATCCGATGCCGAGATCCTCGTACGTCGGAACGTCGTCCGGATCAGCAGCGCCCTGCACCCACAGCCGTCCTTGGAACCCAAGGTGCTTGTACTGGCCGAGCAGGTCCATACCGGTAACCAGCGGTATGCCCGATACCAGGGGATTGTCCGATGCGTCAGCGATGTCGAGCACCCACCCCGCGCCGCCGGCCTTGCGGTACTGGACGGTCAGGCGATAGTCAGTCCCGCTCAGCGTCACGGTGAAGCGCTCCGGGCGCGGAGAAAACGGAATCTCGAAGAAGCTCGGCATCACATACTCCCCGGCGGTACCGCGCCGCCCGGCGCTGGCGTCGCGGGCATGGCGGCCTTCGTGCCGCCGTTTCCGGTCTCGGCCGTCGACGCCGGGTCGGCCTGGTTCTCTTTCGGAGGCAGTTTCGTAACCTGCGTCGACACGATCCGGATCTGCTTGAGCGTCGCCGTCAGGATCAGCGCGCTCGACGTCTTGGCGTCAGTCGTGAGCCGCAGCCCCTGCAGAAGCATGTTCTGGTAGAAGCGGCGGCTCGTCGTTACATCGAACGGCGTGCGTGCCTGCTGTAACGCAAGCAGCTGCGAGTAGATCGCATTCACGTACTGCGCCGATGGCAGGCCACCGCCATCGAACGTCGCTTCCGCGGCGCCGAGCAGTGCCTCGTAATCGGCATTGCTCCAGCCGCAACGTATCGCAACATCCGGCTGCCGCTTGAAGGCGTGATCGGTGATCTGCGCCCCTTGCTCGACCGGATGTTCCGTGATCGTGAGCTCGTCGTTGTAAACCTCCTCGATCGCGACCTGCACCGTAATGCTGCCGATCTTCTTCGGCGAGATCATGATCATGTCGAGAATCATGCGACTACCCCCTGAAGGTTTCGAACCAAGTCGGAATTCACCGCACGCTGCTCACGCTCAACTGCCCGGCCCGCTGCGGCTGGATCACCAGCGCCGCTCACGTGAATCTGCGTGGTCTGGTTCACCTCGACCTTCGTCGCAGCCGCCGACGTGGCCGCGGCTTGCGCCATCGCGGCAACCGGCTGCTGATAGGTCGCGCGCGTATTGCGCAGCGCCGCCTCCATCTCGGCAGCCGAGATGCTCGCGCGGTTGTTTCCCTTGCCAGCGTAGTAGCTGCGACCGGTATCCGGATCTGCCACGCTCGCCCACTCGCGCGATGCTGCCCGCAATGCCGCGCGCAGGTCACCGCTTCGCCCTTCCACGTAGTCGGCGATCGCGCGCCGCTTGTTGCGCACCAGGTACTGCTCGAAGATCCGATCCTGAAGCCGTCGATCGAACATCTCATTGCCTTTCAGCTTCAACCCACGCGCAGCTTCGGCCAGCGTGCTGCCGATGATCTGATAGCGGCCGGCCGCGTTGAACTGCCCGGCACGCTGCGCGGCCATGACCTGCGCCAGCGTCATGCCTTCGAGGTTCTCAGTGCCGGCACGGTAACCGCCGCGCGCGCCGCGATTCACGCTGTTGTAATCGCCTTCACCGCGTGCGATCAGCTTGCCGAACGCCGTGTCCGCGAGCTGGCCGAGACGGCCAGCGAGACCGCTGTCGTCGGGAATGGAAACACGCTCGATCTGCGGCGCCGGCAGCTGCGGCGGTTGAGTCAGATTTTCCTGACCGGACGTTACCGAACTCGGTACTGATGCCCTTTCGCCAGCCTGCGCCGGCGCTGAAGCCGGAACAGACGCACCTGATGGAGCCGGCGCCGCCGCCGGTGCCGCTGCCGTGGCAGGAGCCGGTGTCCCCGACGACTCGCGAACGGGAGTCGGTTCCGGCGCACTGGATGGCGCCTGAGTCGTTGGCTGATCCGAGCGCGGCGGAGTCAGCTTCGCGCCGCCTCCATCCTTCACGCTGTCGATTTCCTCCTGCGTGTAGCCGCCGGTCGCGTCGAGGCCGCGGCGATCTTTCAGCGTGAGGATGTCCCACAACGAGCGGAAGCGGCCGCCCGACAGCTGAGCGATCAGCCCGTCGACTTTATCGCGCAGCGCATCGCCGATCTTCCAACCTGCGAACGCAGCACCGACGGCAGCCACTGCCGTCGCGAGACTGCCGAGCACCGAAAGCAGACCGCCACTCGCGGCAGTAGCACTTGTCGTCGCCGCACCCGCTGCGCGCAAGGCCCCTGCCATCTTCAGGATGCCGCCAGCGATCCGAAACACACCCAGCGCCTTCAATGCCACGCCGAGTAGCAGAATCTTCGTCGACCACCCGTCGGTGCCACGATCGAGCTCTACAAACTTGTCGGCCAGCCAGGCTAGCGGCGGCCCCATTGCTGCGGCCGCCTTCACGACAGCGTTCGCGACATCGGTAATCCGATTCGCGATCTCATCGCCGTGCTCGTCCATCCACCGTTGAAAGCGATCGAGGCTCGGCCCGATCTTCTGCAGCATCGCGCCCTCGACACGGATGCCGAGATTCTCGAACGACGTGCCGAGGCCGCGCAGCTGCGTCATGAACCGGTGCGAGTCGTCCGCAGCCTTGTCCAGACCCGTCGTCTGCGACATCTCGCGATACTGCTTCAGGAGCTTCTCGAAGTCCCCGTTGCGCATCGCGAGCATCAGGTTCTCGTCAATGCCGAGAATATTGCCGTATTGGCTGGCAAGCCAGGTCGGCTTGTTCGCCAGCGACTTCCCGAGGTCCGACATGATGTCGACCGTGTCGCGCAGCTCGCCGTTTGCGTTGCGCGTCTGCACGCCCAGCGTCGCGAGGTATCCCTCGCCCGCCGGGTTGTTGCGCAGGAAGCGCGCAAGGTTCTCGATCGTGCCGGTGGCCGCCTCGGCGGAGACGCCCATGTTGCGCGCGGCGAACTCGAAGCCGCGCAGGTTGGTTGCCGATGCGTCCGTGCGCTGCGACACGAAATACAGGCGCTCGAGCTTCGACGCGAATGCCGCGACGCCGGCGCTCACCGTGAGCGCGGCGCCGGATACGGTGGCGATCAGCTGCTTGACGCCCTTCGTCGTGCCTTCGACGCCTTCCTTGAAGTTCTTCAGGCCCTTCTCGTCGACCTTGAAGCCCAAAGCCACGAGAAATTCACGGATGACTACGCTATCGGCCATTTTTTAATCCGATGATGGGTACCATTTCAGGTCGATACCGTCTGACATCTAAACCGCGTATGTCACGAACAAAAGCACTCACGCAGGATCGTCTCAAACAGCTACTTCACTATGATCCTGGAACTGGCGAATTCAAGTGGCGCGTATCTCGCGGAACCGTGAAAGCTGGATCGAAGGCCGGCAGCAACAACCAAGGGTACGTTGACATTAGCATCGACGGAGTAATGCACAAGGCGCATCGCCTCGCGTGGCTGTACATTCACGGGAGATGGCCGGACGACGAACTCGACCATCGAGTCGGTCGCCGATCTGACAATCGAATCACTCAGATCCGCGAAGCTACGCATGCCGAAAACATGCGCAACCGAGGCGCATACGCGTGCAACAAGTCTGGCTATGCCGGAGTCGACTGGCGACCCAGTAGAGGGGTATGGCGCGCTCGCATTGGTCTCGACGGGAAGCAAATCCATGTCGGGAACTTCGCCACAGCGGAGGAAGCGCACAAAGCGAGAATTGCACGGCTGAAGGAGATGCAGGACGAGTTTAGGCGCCTGCCTCTTGAATCCTACTCAGATGCTCCTGAATAAGCGCTTGATTCTCGCCCTGAACCGCTAGCATGTCATTCATCAGCGCAATGTCGGCGAGGTCCAACGTGCCATCCTTCAAGCTCTCGTAGCTACACATGCCGCGCATGACCGGATACAACAGCCAGTCCTCTCCTCCCGGAAGGCTCCGTAACTCTAACGAGCTGAGGTCTCGCTCGCCCCGGGGCTGGAAAGGAGACCTTGAATAAAATTGCCCAGGTTCGCCACCACAACGCGCACGACGAGCGGCAGCATCACGTCGATTCCGATGTCGTCGAACATCGACGTCTTGTGAGCGATGTTCCAGACCTTCGCCCAACCGGCGCCCTGCCAGCGTTCGACGACAGACAGGCACGTACCGAAGACGTATTCAGCGTCCTCGTCCTTCAGGCTGGCCAGCGCATCAGCGAACGGCTGCAGCACCGGCGCGATTGCGTCGACGAGCGTCAGCAGCTCGCGCGGCTGGTCGACTACAGGCGCCGCCTCCTCGCCGCTGGTGAGCGCCGCAAGCGCGGCGTTCGCGCGGGCCTGCTCGCGCGCGACATCGGCCTGCTCGAGTTCGGCGTAGAACTTCATCAGCACCGGAATCATCGGCGGGATGATCGGCGCGATGCGCCGCGACACGTGGAACTGCTGCATCGCGCTCAGCTTGCCGATCGCGTATCGCACGCTGTTCAGTTGGACTTCGGTCGTCATGCTCAGTACGTCCCGAGGATGTTGTCGATCTTGATCGAGTCGAAGACCCATTCGACGATGTCGCCGTCCTTCGCGTATTTCAGATCCGGCGCCTTCTTGAACGCGCAGCTGCGCGCGGTCATCACGTCGCCGGCCGCCGTCTGCCGAACCTCGATCAGGTTCTTGCCCCACAGGCGACTGTCGAGCGACTGTGCGTCGTACAGCGCCATCAGCTTCGCGTTAATCGGCGCGGTCTTCAGGTAGCGCAGCGTGACCTGACCAGACTTGTCGGCATGCAAGCTGTGCATGCCCTCGCCATCCGAGCCGATCGTCATCGTGTTCTTGTCGCCCGCGCGCACGATCGTGATGCCTTCTTCCGCGGTTGCTTCGCCGTAGCCGAGCGAGAACGCCCCGCCCGGGCCCACGATCGTCGCCGCGACGTCCTGAAAGCTGTAAGTCGTCATGTTGAGATGCCCTTGTTAGCGGTTGACGTTGACGAGGATGTCGACGCTGTGGATCGCGCCGGCTTCCTTCGCCGCGACCTGGAACGTGACGGACTTGCGCGCCTCGCGATCGGCCTGTGACTGCGTGGCGATCGGCGGTGCATAGACGTAGTAGCCCTGCGCCAGCGTGTCGCCCTGACTCAGCGCGCCGAAACCGGCCGAATTCCAGACGCCCGGCGCGAGATACCCGTTGTTCACCCCCGCCTCGCCGGCCGCGGAGATCGTGGCCGCGATCGTGGCGTTGCCGCCGTCGGTCTGCGGGATCTTCGTCGGGCTCTGGTACAGAAGGTTGTAGACGTCCGTCTCGATCCGGTTACGGAACCAGATCGCGTTGTATACCGAGTCGATGAACAGGCCGCTCGGTGTCACGCCATACTGGATGATCGACGTGTCGTTGCTGTAGTTCACGAACACGTTGCAGTTCTTCGCCTGCAGGGTGTTCGCCTGCGTGCTGGTCAGTTGTTCGGCAGCGACGCTCGGCTCCTGCTTTAACATCACCGTGATCGTCGTGTTGTTCCCGTCGAAGTTCACCGTCAGCAGCCGGCCAAGCAGCGACGACACCGCGTACGGCGTCGCGCTCGAGTACTGCACGACCGTGTACTGGAGATTCAGCGCCTTCAGCTTGCTTGCGATGTCGGTCGACACAGTCGAGTCGAGCACCTGCGGGTTCTGCGTCGTGATGCCATAAATATGGCGCTGGTCGGCCTCGATGAGCGTTGCGACCGCGATGTGCTGCGCGTCGGTGATCGACGCGTCAGCGAAGTCGAGACCGAGGAATTGGTTCGCAAAGCGGTCAAGGAACACCGCAGCAGCGTCCACCGGCTGTTCCGGTGCAATGCCGGCCGCCGGCGTACCGGCGAGGCTGCTGGTCAGTCCGAGCATGGACGACACGTCCGTGCCACTGCCTGGCGCGGTCGCGAACCCAACGGTCGAGCTGGTACCGGACGTGCTCGACGTCACCACGAACCGCGAGCCGTTCCACGCGATCGTCGCGCCGGTCAGCTTCGCGTTGATCACCGTCGCGACCCCATTCAGGTTCGTCTGCGCCGAGAAATCGAGAGCGGTGACAGTCTTCGCGGTGCCATCGATCGTGATGTTGAACGCGCCGGTTGTGATCGCCTTCCAGGCGGTCATGTCCTGCTGCGCCGTCGACAACACACCGCCACGCAGCGATCCGGAGGTGGCGGTCTTCGCCCAACGGCCGATCATGATCTGTTGCGGCTGCGGCACCTGGTTGAACGCGAGAGCCGCCGCGTAGTACTCCGGCGTGTTGGTGCCGTAGTCGGCCGTCACCTCGTCGATGCCACCGTACGAGCGCGCTCGCTCGTTGGTATCGATGACGGCCGACGGGCCGAGAATCAACGCAGTGTTCAAATTCGCGCCCTGCGCCGCCAGCGCGGCAAGGTTGATCATCACATTGATCAGACGCGATACCGGCAATCCCGTGGTCATATATCCCTCACATGTAATCTGCAAGAAAGAAAATTCCTGTAGGATATTTCTCGCAATACGTAAATAAACACCAATCCACCTACGGGGAATTCACATGGAACTTTGGAAAATCGTTATAGCCGCAGTCGGCGGACCAACAATATTGATTGGCGCAGTCGCGTATCTAGCAAAATCGCTAATCGGACAATGGCTATCCAAAGAACTTAAGAAATTTGACAGCGAGCTCACATTTAAACTAAAAGCGTACGAAATAGACAGCCAGTACGCGAATCAAATAAAATCAGAAAATTTAAAATCAGAACTGCAACTCAAATCGTATGACTACCAGCTCAGATTTTCTAATCTTTACGAAAAGCGAGCGGCCGCGATATCCGAATCGAATCGCTTGCTCGTCGATGCAATTATCAAGATCGACTCCGCACTCGCACCACTTCAATTGGCCGGCGACACTCCAGTGAGTGAAAAATACAGCGACGCCAGCGAAAGTCTCAGACAATTCATGATTCATTTCGAGCACAATCGGCTCTATGTTCCAGAAGATGTGTGCGATAAAGTCGACGAGCTTTCGAAGACGATTCGAGAAGTCCTCCTTAAATTTGGGGCATGGATAAACATCCCGGACGGGTCATTAACCGCACAGAATCAGCAAGCGAAAATCGAACAGCACATGAAGGCATGGGGTGCTCTAAAACATGAGATTCCGTCTGCAAGAAGAGCGCTCGAGGCGGCATTTCGCAACTTACTCGACCCGAACCATAGCGCAGGCGGCCCCAGCACCATATAGTTCACTCGATTACCCAGAGAGCACCGACCAGATTGAGTACGCTGTACCGCCTCGTTACCTTGCGGCGTAGCGTCACGGTCATGTCGTAGCGCCGCACCCATTGCTGGTTGACGAGGTCCGGTGCCGCGCGGATCGGGCCGACGCCGACGAATGCCATGTCCTGCAGTTGGAGCTGCTCGCGGTTCTGCGGGATCGCGAGCCCGTCGGCGAGCCGCTGCGCATAACCCTTCGCACGCGGCCCGTAGAACGTGCACATCACATCGACGTCCTGGTGCCGGATATACGTGTCGTGCCCGTCACCCGTGCCGTCGTGATGAATCGCCGGGCCCGCGTCCGGCTCCTGCTCCTGCACGCCGAACGCGCACCAGTCGACGGACGGCTCAGGCTGCTTCGGCACGGTCGGCTGCCAGCGCGGCCGCACGAGGTCAGGCGGCAGCGCCGTGACGCCCGCAATCAGGTCGTGCACCAGATCGTCAAGGGCATCGTCCTCGGCCGGCGGCGCATCGACGGCTGGCGCCAGGTATCCGCCGGTCGAGCTGTCGTTCATGGGGTCATCCCGAAAGAGGCTTCAGGTCGCACGTCGCGCAGACGAAGCCGCGGCCGAAGTGCGAATAGTCGTTCACGTTCACGACGGTGTAGGTGCGCCCCGCCCACACGACTTCGTCGGCGTCATGGCCGGCACTCCCGTCCATCAGCCGGAACATCGTGTGCAGGGTAATCGAGCCGATGATCCGGCTGCCGTCGGCGTTGCGGTGCAGGATGTCGCCCTTGTCGCTCGTCACGACGGCGGCGAACGGCGTCGATGTCGCGGTGTTCTGTGCGCGGCCATGGCCGTCGACCGTCTGCGTCATGCGATTGCAGATCAGGCCCGTATCCATGAAATCGGGATCGAGCAGGACCTCGGTTACGTCGAGGAAGGCCATAGCGCGGGCACCAACGAAAAAGGGCAGCTCGTTGCCGCTCTTGGATCGGAGAGACTGGGAACTACTTCTTGCGGACCACGTATGTGATCGCGTTGCGATATTGGGCCGTGTCGACCAGCGTGTTCTCACGCGTGACGCCGCGGCGCCGACGCGCGGCCAGCGTCGATTCGGCCAGTTCGGGGGCGACGTTACTGTTGACCTTCGCGCGCACGGAATTCTGGCCCGCGAGGCCCGCCAACTTGAGCCGACGCTCAACCTGTTCGAGGTCGCCGTCGAGCGCCGCCTCGACGCCCTTCTGAAGCTGCGGCTCGAACTTCGGCCGCGCGTCCTGCACGCCGGGCACCAGATGCGGGCGTGCCGGGATGTTGTTCGCGGGCGAGCCGTTTTCCATGATGTAGCCGATCTCGGCGTTGCTGAGCGGCTCGCCCTCATCCTTCCGGCCAGCGGTGCTGTCCGGCACGCCGACCAGCACCTCCTTCTGCACGAGCCCGCTGATCGACTTCAGCACCTCGTCGAGGCGATCGATTTTCATGCTGCCCATGGGATTCTCCCGATGGGCAGCTGCGGCATTACAGCTGAATGCCGCCCGAGCCCATCATCTGCGCCAGGCTGAGATAACGAACGCCGTACATCGTGGCGTTCCAGAAGCCGCCGTCCTTGATGGCGACGGCCTCGGTGTTGTAGCTGGCGCTGACCTTGTCGACGGCCTTCGACGACTGCGGCCCGGTCACCTGCCCGGGCACGCCGCCGACTGCCGCCGTCTTCCGATCCTTCAACGCCAGCGCGAGATGATGCGCAGTGACCAGCGCGACGCCCAGATCAGTCAGCTCGCCCCAGCGATCGGCATTGACGAGCGAGACCGCGACCGTCATCCAGAATTGGACGAGCGAGTCGGGGTATGTCGTCGTGTCGTTGAACTCGGGAAACGACTGTCGGAACTGGGCGATATCCACGTGTCACCTTGCCAATATGCGGATGCCCGGCGCGCGCCAGCATGGCGCAGCGCCGGGAGGCCATTATGCCTTCTTCCCGCTGCCGGACTTCTGCGCCGCGCCGTCGGCTGCGCCATCCTTCGCGACCGCCGCGGAGTCCTTCTGGGCTGCGTCGAAGGCGGCAACCCGCGCGGCGAGATCCTGCTCGCTCGCCGCAACCGCAGCTTCGCGCGTGTCGAGCGCCGCCGCGCGGTCGTCCAGGCCCTTGCCGAACGTATCGAGCTCGGCGCGCAGCTTGTCGAGACGATCGGACTCGGCTTGGAGGCTCGCCTTCGCCGCTGCGGCTGCCGCCGCCTGATCGGTCGCGTCGCTCTGCGATCCAGCCGAATCGCCGGAAGTCTCCGGCAGCGGGCCGGTGTGTGCCTTCGCGTACCAGTGCTCGGCGATGAAGTCCTCGACCTCCTGCACACCAGCCTCGACGCGGCGAATGACTTCCTCGCCCTCGCGTGCCAGCCGGATCGTGAACGCCGTCAGAACGTTGATCTTTGTCATGTCAGATACCGTCCCGGTAAGCGGCCGTCGTGCCGTAGCGCCATTCGACGCGGCCGATACGCGACCAGTAGGTCGTGATCTGGAACAGCGAGCGATACTCGAGCGGCGTGCGCTGCAGGTCCGTCATCGGGAACTGGACGTACTTCTTGTCGCTGTTGTACGCGACCATCCGATCGACGGTGCCGAGCTGGCCCTGCGTGCCACCGGCGCCGGCGCCGATCAGCCACTTGAGCTCGAGGATTTCGAGCGGCGTGCCCTGCTGCGTGCAGATGTTGTTCTCGAGCAGGTACGTCAGGATCGACTTGTTGCCGGCGTCGCTGACGATCTGCGATGCAACCCAACCGAGTTTCGCGGGCGGCAGCATGAGGCGGTTCGGCTTCACCTTCCAGCCGGACGCCTGCCATGCCGAGGTCAGAATCTCGTTGACGTCTTTGAGGATCTCCTTCGGAGTCTTCGTCTCCCACTGCGGGGTACCGGCCGCGCCGTTCGCGACGTTCGAAACGCTCCCGACAGCACCGATCGAGTTCACCAGGCCGGTGAAGCTCATCTGCGGATCGCCGTAGTACACGATCTGGTCGAGGTCCATGTTGCGCTTCATGTTCATCGCCTCGACCTTCTGCGAGTCGATGGGCATGCCGAGCTGCTGCGACTTCACGAGCTCGGGCACCGTGTACTTGACCTCGGCACCCCAGAGCAGCATCGGCTGAGCGGTCTTTCCGATGTCGACCGACGGGCCCGCGAGCGCGTTGCCCTCGTTCGAGATCCAGTTCAGGCCGTTCGGGTTGATACCGCCGCTCATCCCGAACGCCGAGTTCGTGAACGACGCGACTTCGTCGGCCGCCGACACGTCACTGCGGATGTAGATGTCGCGCGACCAGGTGTACTCGACGAGCGGCTCGTTCAGCGTCTGGTCGAGGCGTTCCAGTTGGCCGACGAGGAACGCGCCGGTCGAGTCGATCGTCTGGCGATCGTAGGTGTACTGCTGGTCCTGCGTACGCGCGCGGATCAGCCGGCGCGTCGCGTCCGCGACGGCCGCCGACATCGGGATCGAGGCCCCGGCCCGGCGCAGGTGCTTCAGTTCGGACATGTCCATGTAATGGCTCCAGAAATGCAAAAGCCCCGCGATTGCGGGGCTTCGGGTGAAGCGCTGTTCAGCGCCGGATCAGATGTTGACGGCGATTTCGACGATGCCGTATGCGTCGGCCGGGCCGGTGAAGTACCAGTTCGCCGGCATCGCGACGGTGTTGGTGCCGTCGGATGCCGCTTCGAAACCACCGAGCGGCTTGCCGGCGGCGGCCGCCGCGACGCGCACGTACACCGTACCGTTCTTCGTGGCCGGCGCGGTTCCGCCCAGCGCGGCATTGAAATAGCCGCGCTTCAGGATGTCGGTCGGGCCGCTGGTCGGCGGCGTCGACGTGCCGAGCGGATCGTTGCCGTTGCCCTGGATCGGGTACGCGCGCAGGTTCACGCCGTAGACGAGCGCGGCGGTGTCGGCCGCGTTGTTGATCGGCTGGATCTTGCCGTTCACCATCTTCACCGGCACACCGAAAGCCGTCGGCGGCACCGCCGGATCGATCAGTTGCGTCTCGATCGTGGCGACTTCGGCGCGCTGAAGGTCACCGGCAAAGCCTGCCGGCATGCGATATTGATAAGCTTGCAACGAGGGCATGTCGGCTCCTTTACTTGCGGACCTTCCAGAATTCCGCGTGGATTGCGTTGATGTCTTTCCGCTCGGCCTGAGTGGAATCGTTCGTCCGGCGCTGCGTCATGCCGGAGTTCTTGCCGCGCACGACCTCCGACGCTGCATTGAAGAACGCCGTCACGGAATCGCAGGTCATGCTGGCCACGTTCGCGCCGCCGACCACCGGCTTGACCAGTTCGGCGTTCTCGTTTTCCAGCGCGGCGCGCAGCGCACGGCGGCGCAGCACGCAGATGGCATCGACCGTCTTCTTGCGTGCAACCTTCGCGTCGAAGGTCGGCAGCCGCACGCCCGGCGCGAGGATCTCGGCGCGCGAGAGCGCGTCCTGGAACTGGTCGCGCAGCGCGGTGCTGTCGCCAGTACGCGTGCCGGTCTTGTCGTCGTCGCCTTCGCCGGCACCGTCGCTGTCCATCGTGCCGGTACCGTCCAGATCGTCGTCATCGCCGTCACCGTCGCCGGTCTGCGTGCCCCCGCCTTCGAGCTTCGTCACGCGATCGGCGAGCGCGTCGATCTTGCCGTTGGTGGCTTGGATCGCGTCGAGCACTTGCTTGAGCGGATCGCCTTCGCCACCGCCCACACCATCGTCGCCCGTCGCGGATACCGCCGCCTTCGGATCGGCGCCGGTACCGGGCATGTGGATGTGAATCTGGGGTTGGCCGTCGCCACCCTCGCCGCCTTCGTCGCCGGTCATCTCGCTCGCGACCTTCTCGAACGCTTCGGAATCGCGCGTCATGAACGCCTTTCGCAACGCGTCGACGAACTTGGAGCCTTTCTTGGTTGCCATGCTTGCATCTCCTGTCGGGAGTAGGTTGGAACTGCTATCCCCGATCGAACACACGGGGCCACAGCGGGCGCTTTTCACGAGGGCGACGTGGTTGCCCACGATCACCACCTGTCGCGCCCGCCCAGGCGCAATCTGTTCGTAGTCGGCGTCGTAGCCGTTGCTGACCTGCGTGAGCGCGTCCGCACCCTTGCTCTGGACACGTCGGATCGCCTCGGCGTCGGTGATCAGTAGGTCGGCGAGCATCAGCTCGGCCTGGTCACCCTCACCTTGCCGTACGTTGCGGACCGTGCCGCGCGCCACCGACATGTAGTTCGCCGGCGTCACGAAATCCGGCGGGTGGTCGATCGTGATCGGCTTCCCTTCGAAGCTGGCGAGCGTCTCGGGGCTGAACAGCACGTCGGCCGTGCGCTCGGCGACGATGACGCCATCCTTCGCCTCGATCTCGGGCAGCTCGAAATAGGCGTAGTCCTGCGCGCCTACGCGCGCGATCGGCACGGCCTCGCAGAGCAGGAAACCTTCCGGCGTGATCGACTGCCGCTCGCCGAGTTGCTCGGTCGCATACACGCCCGACGCGGTGATGCCGTCGCGCGTATGCGCGCGTGCGCGCGCGCCGCCGGCGCCGCAACCACAAGCGTGGTCCGCCGTTGGAATTCGAATGGTCCGCATCTGGATCGAAATTGGAGGTACGTCGTTGATTCAGCAGGGAATCTGCAAGTCGCGAGGACTTGGCTATAATGCGAACTGGGACGGTCGCCGGAGGTGAGCCGACTGCCGAAAGGCAGGGGGTGCCTTATTTAAACGACGGCCGGCCCTATTCCCCTTCCCGCACCAGGCCCTGGTTGTAGTACCGATGGCCGTCGTAGAACACCTTCACCGTGATCACCGCCCGATAGTTCTTGCCGTCCAGCTTGAGCGGAGCTGAGTACGTCTCGACCGCCTTGACGTTCGGATCGCCGCGCTTGTCGGTCTGCGAGTCGATCAACCGAGCCTTCGTCAACAGGTCCGGCAATGCCGGGATGGAACGCAGCACCTCATCGTGACCGGTCGCCACGGTGTGTCGGATCCCACCGTTCGTCACCTCGATCTGGTTGCCCGTCGCCACGTTCTTGAACTTCTTCCCAGCGAACTGCTTGCCGTAGGCGATCGCCTTCTGGCGTAGTTCCTTCATGCTGGTGAAGTCGCCAAGCTCATTGCCCTTCAGCGTCGTCGGCGCGGCCGCCGTCGGCCCAGTGGCGCCGCCTGCTCCGAACTGGCCGTTCGCGGCTCGCGGATGCTTCGATTCCTCCCACGACGCGTCATACGTATGGAAGTAGATGTGCAGATGCTTGGGCATTGATCAGTCGGGTCTAACGGGCTTGGCCCGGCTGCTACGGAGTGCGCGCGATTGCTGAACGTTCAGTGTTCGATGCTGGTTCGGACGCCGCGCGCGATGACGCTGCGGACTCGCTCGTAGTTGGGTTCGGTCCGGGTGAGACGACACCAGGCGGCCAGTAGTCGGACATACAGCGGCAGCCACCATGCAGTGCGCACGCATACGCGCAAAGTGATTCGATTCGCCATTTCAGTCCTTCGGAAGCACAACTTCCGCCCAGCACCGGCAGTTGTAGATGCAGCCCGGATGCGCCCGCGCGCCGGACCGCTTATCCGCGACCGGCGGCTTGTCCCACGTGAAAAACTTGCCTTCCAGCTCGCGATGGTCCTCGCGCACGTCCGAGTCTCCCGACGTCCGCCAGAAGTAGCCGGGACTGCCCACGTCGAGCGCGCGCGCCTCGGTGAGGGTCGCGGCCGTGCGGCTAACCTCGGTTCTCGCGATGGTGTCGGCCCGGCTTTTCGCGACCTGCCCGGACTCCTGAATCGCCTTCGAGATCTGCGCGGCGCGCGCGCCGTCGACGATTCCCTCCAGCGTCAGCCGGTGCACGCGCTCCGCAGCGTCCAGAGGAATTGACTTGATCAACCGCACCTGCTCAGACAGGAGCGCACGCATCGTCTCGCCGGTGGCCGCGCCGCGGATCTCTTCGCGCAGCGCGCGCGACATGTCTGCGGCCTGCTTCATCCACATCTGCTCGTCACGCCGGTTCAGGTCGGCGATCATGCGCGCGGCGGTCGCTTCCGCCCACGGCGCGAGCGCCTCGGCGTACCGCCGCAACAGTTCCTCGATCGTCGGCGCATACGACGCGTCATCGGCCGGAAAGCCGTTCACGAGCACGCTGACCTGATGGGCGATCTTTCGCAACTGACTGCCGTACTGACGCTCGGCGCCGCTCAGCCGGACCGGGTTCTTGCGCCGGTCGCGCTTTCGATCGAGGGTGAGGATCATCGACGTCGGAAAAGCCTGCGAAGCAGAGAATCGTTCGTGCGCGCGGCCGCGCCCGGTGCCGGGCCGAGCGGAAGAGTCGGATCGATACCCGGCGGGTCCTCGCCCTCTTCGTCGCGCTCGGCCTGCTCAATTGCTTCGTCCGGGATGTCGCCGAACATGCCGGTGTCGGGCGACGACGCCTTCAGCTCGCGCATGCCTTGGCTGCGGGGAATCAGGTCGGCGTCGACGGCCTTCGTCACCGAGTCGACCGTCTTGTTGCCGATCTCCGCCTTCTCGGCGGCTGACATCTCCTGCAGCGGGTTGAACTCGTACGAGAAGTCCTCGGGGAGCGGCTGCCCGATTTCTGAACGACACATCACGTCGAGCAGCCCGTGCAATGGATTGCGCAGCCGCCGCTCCTGCCGCGTGTGCACCTTCTCGTGATACAGCAGGCGCGATCCTTCGCCGGTGTCGCTCAGGCCGGCCGGCTGCTGGCCGAACAGGCGATCGAGCGGAATACCCGTCGCGCCGCTGAGCTGCATCGCGAACTGCAGCATCACGTCGGACAGCCCGCTGAACGAGTACTGGTGCGTCTCGAACTTGTCGGTCGCGTCGATGAGGGTGATGCCCTCGTTCGACTGCCCGAGCCGGATCATTTCGACCTGCTTCAGCAGGCCGTTGAGCGCCGGGCCGCCGGCCGCGATGATCTCGCGCAGCTTCTCGACGCTCAGCGTGCGCAGATGCGCCTTGTAGACGAGCTGTCCAGCGCCCACCGTCGCACTGTCGAACGCGATGAGCCGGTCCCACATCGGCTCGAGGATCGACAGGCCCCAGCCGTTCTCGCTGATGCGCTGGTAGAACGGCAGTGCTTCGCCGTCCATCCGCAGCACGCGCGAATGGTGAATGCGCCCCTGCGGCAAACCGATCGCCGTCGGCAGCACGTCGTAGAACTTCGGCATGCCGAGATCGGGGCCGAACTCGGTCACGACTTCGCCGACCGGCGGCGCAACCATCCAGCGGTCGAGCACTAGCAGGCCCTTGAACTGACCTTTCCCGATCGTCTCGCGCCGAAGCGGCTGCGACATGTCCTGGCCGTCGATCAGCATCACCGCGATCGCACCGCCGTACAGCTGCGCCCACTTGCCGGTGTCGCAGAGCTGATCCCAGATTGCCTTGCGCGTGAGCGCCGTCTCCATCTTCGACACGTCGGTCGGATCGAGGCCGGACATCTCGATGCCCTTGCGGGTCATGTCCTCCGGGATCGCGTCCACCGCGGCGCGCACGATCCACGAACCGCGATACGCCGCCTCCAACCAGACTCGGTTGCGGCTCTGGTACGACAGCGTGTACTGCGCCGCTGACGCCTGGTTGTCGGCGCCCCATCCGAGCCGCGCTTCGAAGTTGGCGAACGAATCGACCGTGCGATGGCCGTGCGTTGCCGCCGGCGCGCGCGGCGGCCGCGTCTGTTGCTTCCGTTTCGACATTCCGGGAAATCCTGTCGTGCTCAACCGGCAAGCCGCTCCCAGACCGACAGGTCCTTCGCGCCTCCCAGCATGTCGTTGATTGCGTCGACCATCGGGTCAATCTGGTCGTCGTGCATGTGCGTGTCGTCAGCAGTGAACGAGTCGCACTCGGTCAAGAAATCGCTGACCCATGGGGCATCCAGCGGCACGCCGACGTTGCCGGCGTCGATATGGCTCACGACATCCATCACGCGCGTCAGCTTGTCCTTCACGCGCTCGATGCCCTCGATCGGGATGCCGCCCTCGGCCTGAATGTCCTGAATCAGTCCGGTACCGCTGGACTTGTCCTCGACCTTCATCTGGCGCAGCACCGGCGCGCCCGGATCGTCGGCGCCGATGGCCGCATGCTTGTTCCAGAAGTCGATCGCGCGACGCTTCAGCTCGGGCGCCTTCCACTTCCCGCGCACCAGGTCGATCAGGTACAGGCGGTTGTCGTACCCAAGCCCCCAGCACTCGAACACGCTGTAGTCGTTCCGCTCGGCGGTCTTCTGCGCCGTGTCGGCGAAGATCTTCCGGTACTGGAGCTGCGGCAGCGCGCCGTAGCGCAGGAACTTGCCGCTCTGAATGATCCCGCCACCCAGCGGCGACGGCCGCTGCATGTACTGGCCGTTGAAGACGTATGCGTCGGCCTTCTCGAGTGCGAGCAGCTCCTGCAGCGGTTCCTTGTACGGCCAGTAGCTGTACCGACCGTCCTCGTCTCGCTCCTCGCACTCGACGCGGTCGCGGATGTGCGCCGGCAGCTTCGCGACGTACTCGTCGGTGATCAGCGCCGGGATCTCGATGAACTCCCAGTCGCCCGGCAGCTTGCCGGCCTTGATAAAGCCCGTCGGGTCTTCCTCGGCGAGCCGCTGCATGATCACGATGATCGGCGTGTCCGGATTCGCCTTCCGGCTCTTCACGGTCGACAGCAGCTTGCGGTTCGCCTTGTCCCGGTTCGTCTTGCTGTACGCGTCCTCGACCTTCAGGGGGTCGTCGATGATCAGCGCGCCCTGCCAGCCCTCGGCCATGTGGCCGGCCCGGAAGCCGGTGATCTGACCGCCCAGCGACACGGCGTACACGCCGCCGGCTTTCTTCCCATCGACGAGCACATTCCAGCGCTTCTTCGACTTCGCGTCGTCAGCCACCTTCAGCGGCCAGAGCGCCTGGTACTCGTCGGATGCGACGATGTCGCGCGCCGTCTCGCTATTCAGCAGCGCGAGGTCGTCCGAGTAGCTGATGTGCAGGAACCGCGCGCGCGGGTTCAGTGCGAGGCCGCGCGCGATCAGGTTGATCGCGACCAGCTCAGTCTTCGACGAGCCCGGCGGCACGTTGATGACGACGTTCTTCAGCGTGCCGTCGATCACGCGCTGCACCGTGTCGGCGATCAGCACGTGGTGCCAGTTGACGCGGAACTTGATCGCCTGCCGGTGCTTGAAGAAGTACCGGCTGAAAAACAGGTGGTCCCGCTCGCACTTCGCCTTCAGGACGGCCCGCTCGATGGCGGGGTCAATACTCGTTTTCGAGCTTGGCGACGGCGTCTGCGACCTGCTTTTCATCGACGACGACCGTCCTCTGATCGATTGGGGCGCCGTCCTTACCGGTGTGTTCGAGCCGGTGCTTGTTCGTGAATGCGTCCCCTGATTCCTTGGCTGCCTGTTCGAGCAGTTGAGCCATCAGCGGGATGTTGCCGCGCTCCTCGGCGACGCCGACGGCGCGATCAAGCTTGCGCAGGCGCACCGCGCGGTGCGCGACGCCGATGCGCGAGGTGTCGTTCAGGAATTCCTCTCGCGTGCGCTCGAAGATCACGCGGTACTTCTTGCTGAGCGTCTCGCCCGCCCGCTTCGTCGGGTCGTAGCGCTCGCACTGCTGTGGCGACACCTCGACGCCGAACTCCTCCCGCACGGCCTTCGCGGTGCGCGAGATCGTCTCGAAGCACGCCAGCGCCTGCACGATGTACACCTTGATCGCGTCGGAAAGTGCTGCCATAGCGGGAAACGTTCGGATAGGCTACGCGGCGCCGCGCGTCAGATGTGCGTCCAAGTGCGACGCGCTCGGACATCGCGGATAGTACGGATGGAGACGTCGAATTTCTGCGCCAGCCCGATTTCGCTGCGATCGAGCTGGCGGATCTCACGCACCGCGCACTCGGTCAGCTTCGAGTACCCGTTCTGCTCGCCGACAGCCGAAAGACCGCCGGCTCGGTACGCGTGAAGCCGATTGCCGCTCGCGGTTACCCACTCCAGATTCGAGATGTGGTTGTTGGCACGGTCGGCATCGATGTGATTCACCTCCGACGCGCCGGCCGGCCGCTCGAGGAACGCTTCGGCGACGATCCGATGAATACGAACCGACTGGCGCTTTCCAGGACGAGATAGATTCACCGACGGGTAGCCGCAAACCAGGAAGGTCGCGAGCACTCTGCCGGCGATACCGCTGTTCCGGTTCGTGAGCCGCTTGATCCGCCCATGATCGCTGACTGCATAGTTCGGCCACTGGAGAATGACACGCCACTGTTCTTCGTTCATGCCGACCTCAACATACATGTCCCGCATGCGCGCGCGATTGATACCGACGAAACGGTCGGGCCTGCGTTCGCGGCTCTGACCATCTTGGCGATGGATCCGTCGCGATCACCAACGCCGTATCTCTCCACGATCCCGACGAACTCTTCAACGTCATGCGCCCGGATTCCCAGCTTGGGAAACCCATCCTTCGTGAAGGCTGGGGCGCCGAACTCATCCGTCTTCTGAGCGATGTGCATCAATTCGTGCTCGACGAGCGCGCACCACTGCAGGTCACTGCAATCGCGTGCGTAGTGCGCGTCGAGCGTGATCAGGAAGGCCGGCACGCGGCCGAACCATTCGAGGAACTGCTGCTCCTGCCTGGCGCGCTGCCAGCCGCCGGCGCGGATCGTCACCTCTTCGCACTGGCCGACGACGCGGCGCATCTGACGGACGTTCTCGACGGCAGCCCAGAGATAGGCGACGTCAGCGTCGACCAGGTGCGCGTGGTCGGGATTGTGCAGCGACGCGCCCGCTCGCAGGAGCGTCTCGTTCACCCACTCGGCGACGCCGTCGGCCGGCACGATTCTCCGTATCCAGTTCAAGTCGTCAAACAAGCCGTCAGGCGGCGATGGGCGAGATACTGGCAACATATTCGCTTTCACAGCAGATCTGATCATCTTGTGATATCTGCAGTTTGATTCAAATAATTAAACAATCAAGCCAATTCCGCCAATTTTATTAAAAAAAGAAACTATTAAAATAATTCAACAACATTGACTGAAATCACTTAATTAACGCAATATCTCCATGGCCGCGAACGCAGCTGCGGACACCCGTCTAATAAGCGCTAACAGGAGAGCATTAATGACCACAGCACGAGCAACAGAGCAGGCCGTCGAACTCGTCAAAACAGCACTCGCATCCGGTTTAATCGCGCCCGCCACCGGCGACCGATGGTTTATGGACCCAACCAAAAATGGCGAGGAGCTTGGAAAATTTGTAGGTGCATTTGTCGCCAAGATCGCCAAGGAAATAGACGCCCTGTAGCAAATCAGGTGTGACTTATTAAAAGCCGAGAAAGTGACAAAGCCCGCTGGCTTTCGCTCAGCGGGCTCGGAAATTCTGGTGCCAGCAGGGCGGCGGAAACCCGTCTGCACCTTTCGGCGCGCTGGCTGATCACCTCGCTGCGTCTTTCCCGCCGGCACCGCTAAGGCCGGGTTGAGTATAGCGCGGCGCGAAGGCAACAAAAAAGCCCGCTTTCGCGGGCTTGCTTGCTTCGGACGCACCTATGACGTGTATCGAATATGGCGGATTATTGTGTGCGAAACACACATTGTCAAGCAGTCGATCGTTCCTGCAGCAATCCGAGCTCGCTGAACCGTCGCTCGATAACGGACCAAGCGAGCCCCTCGACGCCCGCCTCGCCGGTTTTCTTGTCGCCCTCGATCCACTTCCGCACCGCGGAGTTCTGCTTGCTGACGGTGTTCACGTGCGCTTCGCAGTCGTGCGCGATGTCGACCAGGTCGCACTTCACCCCGAACAGGCGCTCGATGATCGCTCGACGCACGCGGTAGTGCGAGAACCCCGAGCAGTACGCGGCGGACGCCCGAATCAGCCAGCCGATCGCCGCCTGCCATTCGATATTCGGTGTGCGGCCACTGCAGCATACCGCACCGCACGAGCACGGCAGGTCGTGCGGCGCTGCGCGCGCGACGATCACGGACAGGTGTAGCTCCGGCAGTTCCCAGAGATGCCGGCGAATCTCCCCGGCCTGCCCGGCACCGTCGAGCCCAACCAGGCCCATGCCGGTGCCGATCGATTCGCCACGCAACCGCTTCGCCAGCATCGTCTCGCCGTACTGCTGCGACGAGTAGCAGAGCGCGAAGCGGACCGCGTCGAACGCGGACTTGAACTCGACGATGTCGCTCATCGTACACCCCGCGTCGTCATCGCCAGCGCCTGGCGCGTGGTGAGCTCGGACATGTAGCCCGAGAGGTTGCTGGTGAAGTCTGGGCGGATCCGAGTGTCGACGTGCGTGCCCGGCGAGCGGCTCGTGCCCGCGAGCGAGTACATCCGGCCGCGACTCTCCGAATGGCAGTCCAGCCGCGCGAGCGCAACGTCGAGCGCGAGCAACTGGCGCACCGACGAAACGGGATGCTTCATGCGGCGTGCGAGGTCGTGCGCCGAATACCGAACACCGGGCTTCATGGCCGCGATGATGGCGTTGATCGTGAGTTTTCCGTTTGCTTTCAAGGCCCCGCTCCTTATGCTGACTTCAGATTCAATTCGATCGCCTCGATCCGCACGCCCGGCGTGCGCGCGTAGCGCTTCGACACCCAGAGGTCGACGACCTGGCCGTCGTCGACGTACACCACCCCGTTCATGCCGTCCTTCAACGCCTTGACAACGTTGTCGGCGTCCGGCTTCTTCGTCGCGCCGATGGCGCCGGCGGCCGCCTCGCCCTGGCGCTTGTTCGACCAACTCGCCGGGATCGGCAGGCCGATGTGCACGATCAGCCGAATCGGGCCGGCGTACGGTGCGGCGCTGCGCATCGCCGCGCGGGCGGCCATCTTCACGAGGTTCTCGTACCGCTCGGTTTTCTCGGGCGTGTAGGTTGTGACGTGCGCGCCGCGGCGTGCGAACCTCGGCCGCCCCTTCGCGAGAGGCGCACCCGGAACGACGAACTCGACGCGCTGCGCGACCGGCGATGCCGCGATGAGCGACTGCTGGGTCATGCCGTCACCTCGCCGGCCACGTCGTCGGTCACCAGCACGCCGCTGATCGGGCGCAGCCACGCATCCGGAATCCATCCGGTCTTCAGCTCGCATGGCCGAAACGTGAGAACGTCCGTCGCCGGGATAGGCGTCGGTGCCTCGACGAACCAGCAGAAGCCGAGGTGCAGGTAATCGCCGTAAGGCGCCTTCACCTCGACGATGCGGTCGCGGGCTTTGCCACGCGTGATCACGGCCATGTCGCCGACTTTGCAGTTCATCGCCCTTCCCCCATCAAAGCGCCGGCCGCGATGGGCCCGGCAGTGTTGCGAAACGCGCGGTTGTGGTCGTCCCACCACGGGCCGTCGCCGGCCGCTTCGAACACGCGCAGCTTGAAATCGAACGGAGGTTCGTCGCGGCCCTGCTCGACGCCGAGCGTGCTGCCGTGCTCGACGATGCCGGTCCACGATCGCCACCAATCGCCGACGGCGCACGTGCCTGTCGCTGGCGTCGCGGCGCGCGCGGCGAGGAGATCGCCGAGGATCGTGTCGAGGAATCCGACGTTGAGCGGCTGCTCGGAGCGCTCTCGCTCTCGGCGCTTGCGCCCCGTGGCGACGGCCGCACGCAGGTCGTCGACCGTCACGCCGCGCGCGGGCCAACCGGCAAGCCGCGCGTCATCGGCGGCGAAGCCGACGCCCGACGAGCGAAGGATTTCGACGAAAGCGGCGGCGGCGATCGGCGGTTCTTCCCCACCTCCCTGTGCTGTGCCGCCGCCGCTTGCTGTGTTTACATCTCCCTCTCCTTCTCTCTTGCGATCGGGGGGCGAATCGGGGGGCGATTGCGTTGGTGATCGGGGGGCGATCGGGTTGGGATCGCGACTCGAATCGGCCACGATGTCTTTCACCTGCTTTTTCCGCAGCCATTCCGATTGGGGGGCGACGCCCTTCAGCAGGTGCGCTGCCTCGACAACCTGCTTGCGAACGGCAACCGTGTCGATCTCTATCCCCCATCGCTTGGCATTGCCGACTGAGCCCGACAGGCTGCTCGTGAGCTTCGACAACCACGCCTCCAGCACCTTCTCAGCGGCGACCGGGTGATAGAGCCGACCGTCGGCGCACTTCACCCATCCACGCAGTGCGTGATCCTTCACGCGCTTCCAGTTCTTCGCCTGCGACAGATGGCCGAGCATGCGGTCGTCGGCCGGCAGGCTGGCGGCCGGAATCTGATGCCAGCTCTCAAGCCACAACGTGATCGCGGCCGCGCGCTCGTCGCCGGTGCCGAGGATCCACGTTTCGGACGTCAACAGGCGCTTCACCTCGAGCGGCATAAACGGAAAATCGCGGAGGTTGCAGTCCGCTGGGGTGAGAGGATTCGGGAGGTCGTTCATTAAATCAGCCTCGCCTGCGCGCGCTCTTGCTCGAGCGCTGCAGTACATGCGGAATTCAGCCAGACGACTTCCGTACGCACGCGCCCGCCGTCGGCCTGGTGTCGACGCTCGAAGCGCTCCCAATCCGAGTAGAGCTCGTCGTCGTACAGAGCGCTGGGATAGCCCGACAGCACCACCATGCCGCGCACGCCGCGGAGCGCCGCCGCGAGTGCGCGATGATCGTCGTCGGTCATTTCATGGCGGTAGCCGTGAGTGCTCGAGCTGCGACCGGCAAGCGACGAACGCGTGCTGTGCGCATACGGCGGGTCGACATAGAACAAGGTGGACTCGGCGTCGAGCCGCGCCACTACCTCGAGCGCGTTACGGTTTTCGATGACGACGCCCTGCAGGCGACGCGCGAACACCGGGATCGCGTCAGACCATGTGGCCCATTCGTAGGCCGGCAGGACGCGCCCGTCCGTCAGTTTCGAGCGGAAGCCGGTGCGGCAACTGCGCGTGGCACTGTCGCTGCCATGGCCCATGAACGAACGCACGATGAGCTTGTGAGCGGCGTCCATTTCGTCGGTCGCCGGCTCGTAGGACCAGTCGAACTCGTCGCGTGCGAACGGCGTCAGCGCGCAGCGCCGCTGCAGTTCAAGCGCGCGATCGACATCGCGCAGGATGCGAAAGATATTGACGATGTTGCCGTCGAGGTCGTTGTAGCATTCGGCGCCGACGCGATCCTTCAGAAGCAGCACGGATCCCGCGCCTCCGAACGGCTCGACGTAGCAGGAATGCGCCGGGAAGAAAGACATGATCCACGGCGCGAGGCGGAACTTGCCACCGTGATATCTCAGGACGGGGCGCGTGACTCCTGTCATGCACCCTCCCGCGCGATGTGCGGCAGCGGTTCGGCAGCCGACTCAATCGCAACCTGAATGCGCTCCAGCTGCTGACGGAGTCGCTTGACCTCTGGATCAACGCTGATCCGCCGTGCGGCCTGCTTGCAGGCGCTGGCGATTTCCCATGCCCCTGCGCTCGCCGGCAGCCCGAGCGCACGCGCGAGCTCGATCCGTGCGGCGTCGACTTGCGCCGCGTCGCGCTCCGCATGCTCCTTCGCTCGATCGAGGATCAGCCGCCGTTCGTTTTCCGCCTCCTCGGCCAGGTTCTCGAGCCGCTCGGTGGCCGTCTTCAGTCGGCGCTCCGCATGCAGCTGGTCCCGCACGGCATCCGCGACAACGTCGCCGAGGCGCGCGCGAAGCTTCTTTTCGAGCGTCCATTCGTTGCACAGACCTGCACGCAGCTGCTCGTGGTTTTGATCCGCGAGCCGCGCCATGCCGTCGATGATCAGCTTGATCCACGCGTCGCGCGGCAGGTTCTCCATGTTCTTCAGCGTCGGGCCCTTCAGCGAGCGCCAGCCGTCCGGGCCACGCACGATCAAGCCGCAGCCGGCGGGGATGTCTTCTTTCTTCAGCAGCCCGGCGGGCGCGGCGAAGATCACGCCGGCGGCGAAGCGCAGGTACGACGTCCACTTGCCGGCCGTCACGTCTCGCCGGAAGTCGGCGACGCTGATCTTGCATTCGTACGCGACCGGCTGGAACCGCGCGAACGAGCACGGCACGGTGTAAACGTCCGGTCGCGGCGAGCCGGCCGGCCCGAGTTGCATGTCGGTCCATACGAGGCGATCGGAGGCGCCGTGAAGATGCGCAGCGAGATCTTTGGCGAGGTCGTCGTGCGCCCACGTCATGCCGTCACCTCGGCCAGCCATTCGCGGTACCGCGCGATCTGTCGGAGCAGTCTGGCGCGGGCCCGCGTGCGTTTCTTCGCCGACAGCGCGTATTGCTCTTCGCACTCGTGCGGCGTGTCGTCGCTACGCTCGGGGTCTTCGCTCCAGAGCTTGCGGGCGGCAATCAGCGACTTGCGCTCAGCATTCGCGTCGACACGTGCATGGTCATACTCGAGCGCGGCGAGGCCGATCGACGCCAGCCGGCTGACGTTTTCGCGAGCGATCGCGGCTTTCGATGGGCGCTTCACGCTGCCTCCCGATACGGCTCAGGTGACGCCGCGCAGATGCCCTGCTCCCAGTCGTAGAAGCTGTACGGACGCGGGCAGTCGTTCGCCGCGGCCCAGCCGCGCCCCCACTGCTTCGCGAACTGCGCGAGCGCGCCGCGCAGCGGATTCTCGTGCAACGGGACGCCGGCGCGCGCGGCGCGCCAGCCTGCGCGGAACGCCGCGCGCTCGAACAGTTGGGTCAGCACGAGCCGCCCTCCTTTGTGCCGTCGATCGGCGCCGCCTCGGGACGCACACGCTCGAGCATCCAGAGCTGGTCGGCCCGGAACGCGAGGTAGTCCTGCGGGGGATCGCGGAAGATGAAAAGGTGCTTTTCCTCAATGAGGCCGAGGTAGGTCATGGGGCGCCCGAGCTTGCGGGCAAAGTGCTTGCCGACGTCGCGGTGGCTGAGCGTCAAGGTCATGCCGCCGCCTGCCGCTGGCCGAACGCCTGCTGAACGAACTCGCCGATCGCCTGCTGGCTGAGCCGACGGTATTCCTCGATCGCCTTGCGCTCCTGGATGGCGAGCCACTGCCGCGGGTAGTCACAGCCCGTGAACATGCAGAACAGGTGCAGCTTCGTCGCCGGGAACGGACGGCGGCCGGCGACCAAGTCGGCGAAGTGCGGATAGTGAATCCCGCAGTTCAGCGCGAGGGTCTTCCGGTCGAAGCGGCGCAAGCCCAGCTCGAGCGCGCGCGTCAGGCAGTCCTCGAAGCTCATCGCCTCGACTTCTCCGTCCGGCAGCGTCGCGGCTTGGACCCACGGCGCGAACATCCTGAATTCGGTCTGGTTCATACGAAAAATCAATCGTTACCCAGTTGATTACCCACTTGCTTACCCAGTTGGCGCCGGGGCGAAATAAAGGCCAGGAAAACACCTGGCCAGCTTTCAGCTAATGCGAACCATCGCCATCACTCGACGCCTGTACGGAGCGCGTCGCGCTGCCCCCCTTCTGCAGTGCACGCGCCCAAACGTCCCAGCTCAGTTGCTACGGCGGGATCAGGCCAGATCAGGTGCCAGTCGGTGGGACGAAAGTCCCTGTATGGGATGCCGACGGCATTCCCCACGAGAACGCAGTTCTCAGGTCTCATTGCATTTGGGGAATGCAGCCACTTGTGAATGTGTGGCTGCTTTTTGCCGATCAGGCGGGCAAGTGCGGACTGCGACCCAGCTTTCTGGATCGCTGCAAGCAGAGCCGGCACGGAGCAATTGGTCGGTTTCATGCGGCAATACTATAACCAAAGTTATTTATCCGCAAGAACTTTGGTTATTTGCCGGCTTACAACCAAGGTTATAGGATGCCCGCTATGGAAAATCCTGAATTCGGGCGCCGGGCGAAGGAACGTCGCGAGGCACTGGGCCTATCCCAGAAGCACGTCGCGGAACTTGTCGGCGTATCGCAGCCGGCAATCGCCAAGGTTGAAAGAGGCGGCAGCACTACGACCACGAACGGGTTCGCACTCGCGCGCGCGCTTCAAACCACATTGGAGTGGCTCGAATTCGGCGATGAAGCCGAGCCGGTTCCGCCAGGCTACGATCGGCTCGACGAGATTGGCCGCGCCAAAGTCGAGGCGTACATCAGTGGGCTGTTAGCACAGTCAGCTCCGCACCGTTCGTCTGCTCAGGACGAAGACAGGCCAGTCGGCGACTGATCCTCCACGCTTCTTGTGGAAGCGGCTCCAGCGATGCATCCCAGAATGAAAACTCCCGCGTAACGACAGGCCGCTTCATTCTTCCCGTGAAACCGAACGCGGGCTTCTCGAGCAGCACATCCCATCGACCATCTGACCGCAGCCGCTGAATCGCCACGATCGTGCCGACCAGCGCAGGGTTCCTGCTCGTCACCACCCTAGCCAAGTCCCCGGGCCTGCAGCGCAGACGCGTCTTCGATTCTTCTTCCACAGGACGCCCTCGTCTTCGGTTTGTCACAATACTGTATGCATGTACAGTAGTTTATCCCCAGTTCCCGAAATCTTTCAACTGTTGTCAGCAGGCGCTTACCAGTCTGCTCGTCGTCGCGTTGTTACAAATTTCCGCACCACATGATAACTTTGGTTGTTGACACGTCGATAACCTTAGTTATAATTCCCATCAACGCGGCACCGACGCCGCGCCACCGCCTCCAGTGGATCGCTCTCTAACAATCGAAGGTATGCCGGGACCGCACACGCGGAGCAACCGGCCGGCGCGATCAGCGTCGTGAGTCAGGACAGGCGCAGCGCGCTAGGCCGATGTTTGGCTACCGCTTGCAGGCTTGAACGAACCTGATGCAAGACAGCCAGCACCACGTGACCGATGGCTTCGTAATCGGCACAAACCTCGCGCGGCCCGGAGCCGGCTCGGCCGGGAGTAGTCGGGCGCGCGAGTGATGCAGTTCTGACCGGTGGCGGTTCTTCTTCTGAGGCGTCACCAGTGAGGGCTGCGCACGCAGCGTTTCAGTTCAAGACAGAAATTACATTAGTAATCCTACTTTTATTTGGAGGATGCGATGCATAGTCCTCGACCCCATCAGCACAATCTCCGCGTTCTCCCGGTCCGCGCCGAGCAGCACGCCGACCAACTGCAAGCCGCGGCAGACGATGCCGCGCTGGCGCGCGACGAGCGCAATGAAGCGATCGCCGATGCCGTCACGTTCGACGTGCTTCCGTTCTCGACCGAGCAGATCGCCGTGCTCGACGCCGCGCTGCGCCGCGGCTACATCGAGGACGTGTACGAGGTCTGGAACCTCTGCAAGGACGTGCTCAAGGCCGAAATCGCAAGTCGCATCGCGACCGCCGACCTCGCAGCCGTCTCACCGCGGCACGCAATGACGTACTGCTCGTCGTGCGGCGCGGAACTCGGGCCCGGAAACGCAGGCGTTAGCCACTGCAGCGACCACCGCACGCTTCGCCTCGTTCGCGGGGCCTGACATGGCGCGACTCCTCGTCGGCGCGGCGGCGCTGGCAATCCTCGCGCTCGTCGTTTTTCTGCGTGAACTGAAGCGCGGAATCGACCACATCAACGCCGACGAGCACCACCTGCACTGACCACCGCGTCCGCACTGCGGGCAATCACACCACACCGAGGGACCACATGAACGAGATCAAGCACACGCCGGGGCCATGGATCTGGGCGCCCGACTACAAGGGCCTGTATGGCGCCGGACCGAGCAACGCAGTTCTCGATCACGAGTTCTGTGAAGGGATGTGGCTGGCCCACGTCGAGCAGCGAGAAGCGAATGCGAAGTTGATCGAGACCGCGCCCGACATGGCCGCCGCCCTCGAAATGATCGCCGCAGAGGACGACGCAGCGCGGCACAACGGCACGCCCCTGCTCACGTCCGGCGTTCGTATGACGCTCGACGCCGCCCTGATCAAAGCCGGCCGCAAGGCTGCACCGGAGCCGGTGCGGATCGTGACGATCGCAGGGGTGGATCGATGAAATCGCTCGCGCAATTCACTAGCAGGCGCGCGAAGTTCGAGGCTTTTCTCGTCGAGCGTGGCGCGCAAATCTTGCAGCCGACGAACGAGTGGGAAGTTCTTCGGTTCAAGACGTCGCACGGTACGTCTGTCGTGTACTGCAACGCGCGTGGCGGTATCACGCCGACGGGCGAATCGCTCAAGGCATGGGATGCGTTCGAGAAGTGCAAGCCTTGGCGCGCTTCGCCAGCGCCCAAGAAGCGCGTTAAGGGGCGTGACCGCACGCTGCCGATGTTCAACGCATTGCTGCGCCGTGATGGGGATGCGTGCTTCTACTGCGGAGCACCGACAAGCGAAGAAGATCGTTCGCTCGAACACCTTGTGGCCCGCGCACATGGCGGTCCCGACCATCTGAGCAACTTGGTGCTCGCGCACCGGGAATGCAATGCGTCGGCCGGTCATCTCAGTGTGATGGAAAAAATCCGCATCCGCGAACAGCGGCGGGAGGCATGATGCGCGCCCCTGTCAACAGCCTATTGCCTGTATTGCGCGATTACAAGCGATCGCCTGTATCGCGCCTGCGCTACGTGATCGAAGGCGCGGCATGGGCATTCGCGTACGGCGTCGCGATCGGCGCGCTCTGGTTCGGCGCTGATCTGGCCGGCCCCTACCTGCGGAGTCTCGGATGACGCCCTTCGACCTCCTCGGCGCGCTGCTCGACCGGGTATTCGAATGGAATCCCATAGCCGGTTACCTTGTCGCACTCGCGATAGCCGCCGTGTGCACGTTCGTGCTTGCCCGGCTCAACGCAGACGGCACGGCCATCACCGCCCTCGTCACGAGGCACGCATGAGCCGCTTCACCGATCACGCTGACCTCTTCGAGCGCCGGCACCCGCGTGCTGCGCGCGCGCTCGTTCTCGCGACCTTCATCGCGGTTGCAGCTATCGCGATCGCAATCGACTACTTCAGCAAACGCTCGGGGATCCTCTAAGCGCCACCGTCGCTCCCCATCGACGTCACGTTGTCCACCACATCCAGCGCGCTGTTCGATGCGCGTCTCTCGTCGTTCAATCTGGAGTCCCAAGACATGAAAACCATCGACACCCTGCCAGTCGAGTCGTCGCAGATCCACAGCATCGGCTACGACGCCGAATCCGAGACGCTTGCGGTCCGTTTCAAGGATCGCAAGACGAATGCGCCGACGTCGCTGTACCACTACACCGGCTTCACGCAGGCGAACTTCGACGCGCTCAAGGGCGCCGACTCGCTGGGCTCGCATTTCTACAAGCACATCAAGCCGTTCCCCGAGCGCTTCCCGTACGTGTGCATCGAAAAGATGCCGGCGCCGGCCGCGGAGGCCACCGCCGAAACTGCAGGTGCGGCATGACTCCCTCGGTCTACACCGTGCGCGCGTCGAGCTGGGCCGGCCTGTTCGATTGCGCGTATCGCTGGGAAGGCATCCACCTCCTAAAGATGCGCAACGTCGTCGGCCTGCGCGCGGCGCTCGGCACCGCGATCCACGCCGGCACGGCCGTCTTCGACCAGGCACGCCTCGACGGCTCCGGTCTGACGGTCGACGACGCGGCAGGTGCCTTCGTCGACAAGCTGCGTGATCCGGAGAACGAATTCGACCCGGCGCGCGACGACTTGAGCTTGTCGGAAGCCGAACGCATCGGCCTCTCGCTCACCACGAAATACTGCCTCGAGGTCGCGCCGCGCTACGACTTCATCGCCGTCGAAATGGAGACGAAGCCGCTCGACATTGAATGCGGCGGCGGCATCACGATTCGCCTGACCGGCACGATGGACCGGGCACGCGTGCGCCGCACAGCGCTCGGCCCGGGCATCGCCGACCTGAAGAGCGGCTCAGCCGCGGTGCAGAAAGGTGTGGCGGTCACGAAGGGACACGGCCCGCAGATCGGCACCTACGAGATGCTCTACGAGCACACGACCGGCGAACTGATCGCCGACACCGCCGAGATCATCGGCCTGAAGACCAAGGGCACGCCCGAGGTGGCCACCGCATCGGTGAAGGACGCCAAGCGCGTGATGATCGGCACCGAGGACGAGCCCGGCCTCATCGAATTCGCGGCCGACATGTTCCGCACCGGCCGTTTCTTCCCCAACCCGAAATCGCTGCTCTGCGACGCGAAGTACTGCCCGCGGCACGGCATCTGCAAATTCCACGAGTAACGAGGCACCCATGAATGCACCCGCACAACTGAGCGAAGTGAAGGCAGCCGGCGGCGTGCCGGCGCTGATGCCGGACCAAGCCGTCGACATGTTCACCGAGCGCGGCTTTGTCCTGGCCAACCGCATCGCCAAGGCTTACGCGAGCAGCGATGCTGTTCCGGCACAGTTCCGGTCACACAACCTGAAGAAGGCGAACGGCGAGGAAATCTGGGTCGAGAACCCGTCTGCGATCGGCAACTGTCTCGTCGCGATCGAGGTCGCGCGCGCCGTCCGCATGTCGATTACCGCAGTGATGCAGAACGCCGACATGATCGAAGGCAAGCTGCGGTGGTCGGGCAAGTTCGTGATCGCCGCCATCAACGCGTCGGGCCGCTTCACGCCGCTGCGCTTCCAGATGATCAGCCGCGGCAAGATCACGGCCAAGTACAAGGAAAAGACCGGCTGGAATCAGCAGGCTCGGAAGCCGATCTTCGAAGAGCGCGAGGTCGAGGTCGATGACATCGAGTGCATCGCCTGGGCACTTCCGCGGGGCACACCGGAACCGCGTCTCGCGCCCGAACAGGTTCGCCAATACGCGGGCCGCATGCTCGACCTTTACCGTGACATCGGCATGCCCGTGATCGAATCGGCGCCGGTCAGCATGCGAATGGTCGTCGAGGAAGGCTGGTACGGGAAGGCCGGATCGAAGTGGCAGACCGGCCTCCGCACGCTGATGTTCCAGTACCGCGCCGGCAGTTTCTTCGGCAACATCCACGCGCCCGACATCGTCATGGGCATGGGTCGCACTTCCGAGGAAGAAGCCGACATCGTGGACGTCTACCCCGACGGCTCCTTCACCGTGCAGACCACGACGCTCGACACCCTGCGAGCGGGCCCGGCACATCCGGCCGAAGAGGTACGCCGCACCACCGTAGCGGCCCCCTCCACGCCGACCGACGAGCAACCTCCTGAAGACGAAGGCGACAACGCAGGCCAGAGGGAAGCCCGGGCGTCGGATGAGGTACCGGGCGACGCTGATCACGCACCGCAAGGCGGCTTCGACTTCGACGTGAGCGGCCTGGTGCTCGGCATCCGCGAGGACATCGAGTCGGCCAAAACCCCCGAGGATCTCGACCTCGCGCGCAGCGCGATCAGCGGCGTGCCTGACGAAACCGCCAAGGCCGAACTGAACGCCCTTGCCTCGGCGCGCATGCGCGCCATCACGGCGGCGGCTGATCAGGCGGCCACCGGCAAAGCGTCGTCTCAAACGACCGCACCGGCCGGCCGCCGGGCACGCGGCCCGATCAGCGCCGATTAACCCCCTCTATCGCCGCCAAGGATTTCGACATGACCGACAAGAACGTTCTCCAGATGACCGCCGACAGCATCGGCAAAGACCTGCTTTCAGCGTTGGTGACCGAAATGAAGCTGATGCCCGACATCTGGGTAAAGCTCTCCGAGAAAAAGCAGAACGACGTCATCGACAGGCTGAAGGCACGCGTCGACCACAACGTGAAGATGGCGACGCACCTCATCGCCAGCAACGGTCGCATCGTCGTGCAGGGTGACCTCGACCAGATCACGATCAAGGACGGCGTCAAGGCGGTCGTGAAATTCGGCGGCTCTCAGCCGAACCTGCATGAGCTCTACGAAGCGAGCGGCAAAGCCGTCCTGGTCGTTGTTGCGAACCCCGACGAGCACACCGGCGGCATGGACGAGATCCGCGGCGAATCGGATCAGCGCGGTTTGGACCTCGGCCGCGAGTACACCGACCAGGACGGCGACGGCATGGACGGCGACAAGCCCGATAGCGACGTCGTCGATGCCGATTTCCGCGAGGTGCCGAAGCTCGGCGACGGCCCGACCCAAGCGCAGCTCGACGAGCAGCATCAGGCCGGCCGGCAAGCGGCCGCCGAAGGCAAGCCCGAGAGCGAATGCCCCGTGATGGCCGGCGAGCTGTGCATCGCATGGGTGAAGGGCTGGAAGGAGTGGCACGAGGAACAAGCCGCATCCGGTAACGAAGATCCGCTGTACGCCCAAGTCGAAGCGTTCGTGATCGAGCAGCAGAAGGTGACGATTTCGAGCGTGCAGCGCCAGTTCAAAATCGGCTACAACCGCGCCGCGCGGCTGATCGAGCTGCTCGAAGCCAAGGGCGTCGTCAGTGCGATGGATTCGGACGGCGGCCGCACGGTGCTGCGGCCGCGCGAAACGCAGGGAGAGGAATCGTGAAAATCACCGACATCTACGTAGCGAACGTGCTCGGGATTCGCACCGCCGATATCCGGCTCGCGAAACCGGTCACCCTCTTCACCGGCCCGAACGGTGCCGGCAAGAGCAGCCTGCAGGAAGCCGTGCGCATGGCGCTCACCGGCGACACCGTGCGCGTCGCGCTGAAGAAGGAATACGGTTCGCTGGTCACCGAGGGGGCGGACGGTGGCCAGATCGTGGTCACGTGCGGCGAGCAGGCGAATAGCGTCACGCTGCCGTCCGGCAAGCTCAAGCGCGAGCTCGCCGAGGATCCTCGCCTTCCGCTGGTGCTCGACGCGCAGCGGTTCGCGCACCTCGGCGCGGCTGAGCGCCGGACGTTCCTGTACGACCTGATGGGCGTGAAGATCGGCGTCGACGAAATGCGCGCCCGGCTGCTCGACAAGCTCGGGTTTCGCACCGACGCGGTACCGGCTCCGGCCGCCGCGCGGCTCGCGGCCATCACGCCGATGCTGCGCGCCGGCTTCGACGCGGCGCAGAAGGAAGCGGCCGACCGCGCGCGCGGCGCGAAGCAGTCGTGGCGCAACGCGACCGGCGAGACGTACGGCAGCCAGAAGGGAGCGACCTGGCGCCCGGCACCGGTCGAGTTCGACGAGGCAGCATTGCGGAAGCTCACGGGCGACCGGGCGACGCTTGACGATCGGATCGGCGAACTGCAGCAGCAGATCGGCGCTGCCGACGCGGCGGACACTGCGGCACGTGCGCGTGCATCGAAAATCGCCGATCTGCGCACGCGCGCCGCCGGTTACGCGAAGGCGGTCGAGCTCGCGCAGCTCGCCGACGAACAGGTCACCGAATTCCTGCCCAAGGTCGAAGCGCTTCGTGTGCGCGCCGGCGCGGCACCGGCCGGCACCGAATGTTCGTGCCCCGAGTGCGGCGCGCTTCTGCGCTACCTCAACGGCGTGCTGTCGGCGGCGGCCGCAGCCGGCGCGCGCGACGCCGACGCGGCTGCGAAGCTACCCGAGTACGAGCAGGGCCTGAAGACGCTGCAAAACGCAGCCGCAAACCGCAAACGCGATCTCGAAGCCGCAGACGCGGCCGCGACGCAGTTGCGCGCGCTCGAAGACGATGCGGCGGACAGTGGCGCGGCCGCCGCACGCGAGAGCGGAGACGCCGCGCGCTCGGAGCTGGCCGACCTCCAGCGCCGCCGCAAGCAGCTCGACACCGACATCGCGACGCTTCGCGAGATCGAACGTCGCGCCGCCGGCGCCACCGACCTGGCAAAGCAGGCTGCGGCGCTGCACGAAGATGTCGCAGCGTACGAAGCGATCGCCGACGCGCTCGCACCGAATGGGATCCCGGCCGATCTGCTCAAAGAGGCGCTCACGCCGATGAACGAGCGCCTGACGGACCTCGCCGAGATGTCCGAATGGGAATGGGCCGACGTGACGATCACGCCGGAGATGGAGATCTTCGCCGACGGGCGCGCTTACGCCCTGCTGTCCGAATCGGAGCGCTGGCGCGTTGACGCGCACATCGCCGCGGCGATCAGCCACTTCTCGGGCCTGAAGCTGCTCGTGCTCGATCGCGCCGATGTCCTGGTCGGGCCGGAGCGCGACCGGCTTCTCTACTGGCTCGACGATCTCGCCTATGGAAACCAGATCGACACGGCGCTCGTGTTCATGAGCCTGAAAGCGCCGCCCGGTGGGCTGCCTGAAGCCATCGAGGCATTCTGGGTTGAAGGCGGTCAGGTCGCGCCGGCCGCACAGCATGCAATTCGGGAGGCAGCATGAGAGAGGACCTTGAGCGCTATCTCAGCACCAAAACGGAAGCAACAGCGAATGCTATCGCGACCGGAACCGGGCTCCCCCACCTCGACGTCAAGAAAGAACTGAACCGCATGCTCGGCGAGGCGATCGTCGAGCGTGCGAAGCGCGCGGGCGGCGGCAACGAGTACGTGTACTGGCTCGCTAGGCGCTCGCCAGTGCAGACCGCTCCGGCCGCCGAAGCCGAATCCGAGATCACTTACTCGCTCGAGCAACGGCCGCTCGACGTGGCTCAGGCTGCACTTCTGTACCCACCGGTCCCAGCCAGCCTCCCATGCGTCACACGTCCGGTCGTGCCGGACGGCGGTACCGACGATGTAGTCGACGCCGAGATTCGAGTGTCAGACCTGCTGGAGGTTATCAAGACGTTGACGGCCGAGCGCGACGCCGCGGTGGCCAAGGCCGATACCTGGCGCGCGAATACCGCGGCGCTCGAGGCGCGCATCGACGAGCTGACACTCGGCCCGGTCGGCGCACGCGCGCCGCTGTTCGTGACGGTCGGCAGGTATTGCAAGCCGAAACGTCACACGTCGCTCGAAAAAGCCCAGCGGCGCGGCAGCGCGCTCGTGCGCAGCGAGAAGGAATCCGAGGTGCTCGTGCTTGAACCGGTCGGCCGAATCGTGCGCGGCACCGAGTGGCGTCCGAAGTAGCCGATCGCTTTACCGCCGCGCATACCCCGTAGTCTCGCGCGACGTCTCGATGAGCGCGCTTCGGACAGCCCACTTGTCACAAAGCCAGGCTACTTTTCATCGATCCAGCGCTTCGCTTCACGCTCTCCTAGACTGGCCATTTCAGCTTTCGAGCCACGATGCCCGAGGTCGCCGCTTTCCACTAAATCGCCTGGCGCATTCGGGTGATTATTTCGTGCGGACCACCGGGCTCCAAACTCCCCGTCGCCGCAGTCCATTGGTGTGAAGTCGACGCTGTAGTCGTTGTACTCGATCTCGTAGGCGTGTTGCGAGATCAACTTCCGTGCCAGCATGAGCGCGTCCCCGGCGGCCTGTCGCTCCTTAGCCTGCTGATCGGCGTTTGGATTGAACTCAGTCACCGACTGCATCGCGTTTGACCTCGTCCGCGTTGTTCGTGGTGGAACCGGGCTCGCCTGCCAACTCTCGATTTCGCTGTCGAGCGACCGGCACGCAGCTTTCAGGTACTCGGACGGCAAGTGCTCAAAGACATGTTTGATCGCAATCTCCAATGCGGCCAGTCGTTTTTCAGTGTCGCTCACGGAAGTGTCCAATTTGAGTGATGTTCGACGAGCGTGCCACGCGCTCGTCATGCCGAAAGTCTTACGGTCAAAGCCCGTCTGTCGTGAGGTCCGGATGCGTTCGATCGATTATCGACCGCCCTTCTTTGAAAGCAGCCTGAACTGCCGTCGCTTCGTCGGGAAAATCGGCAGACGAGTGAGTGAAACGACGAACGCTCGCCTCCACCCTAATGACTGCGCCAGGTCGATTCACGTAGCCCGTATAGCTATATGGAACCTGTTGCCCGGGCGATGGATTGTGCTTCAACACAGGGAGAACGTGGATTTCAAAGCCCTTGTACGTTTCATTGCGCCACATCACGGCTCTCCTTTGGAAGGTTCGTTAAATCCTTTAGCACGGTGCTCTCGAACGTCCACAGTTTCCGGCAACTGAGCAGCAGCGCGCGGCTTACCTCGGTCCGCGCGTTTTTCTGAGGGCGCCGATTCTCGGCGCCCTTCTTTTTCTGATCAGCCATGTGATCGTGATGCGGGGCTAGATCAGATTTCTGTGCCGTACATAGGTAACGATTTGATCCCTCGCGTTGTCGACGTATCCAGCCTGTTCGACGAGAACCTTATGTTCAAGCGTGTTCACTCGCTCCGGATAGTGCTGACCAAGGTACTGCACTTTCATCTCGGATAGTGCGCGAGAAGCATCGGAGATGCGTTCGCAGGCTGATCGAAGCATGATCACCGGCAACACGAGTTCAGTCGACGGCAACTCAAGAACAGGGATCTCGCGCAATGCGAGCCCAATGACTTCAATACGATTTGGATCGTGCTCCCCCTTCAGGAACCGATCCGCATCTTCGTCGCTGGAGAAGCTCGATACCATGAGATTGACAGTCGTCAGCGCCTCGTTGGCGATGGCTATCAAATGCATCGCGCGAATACGAAGACTCTCTTGCTGGTCAGCGATTTGAAGCGCCCGCTGCTTGTCGAATTGCCATTTCACGAGCCAGCCAGACGCGAGAATCGCACCAATGGCCCCTGTTGCCTGAACCCAAGCAGCCATAAGTTCGGGGCTGTACGAGCGTGTGCCGGCGGATGTCGCGCCGAATCCAGAAATGATGATCGTGGCAGCGATCCCACCAAGCACCGCCAATACCGCTTTCCAATTTTTCATCGCACCCTCGTTTGTTTTGGTTCAAATCGTAGCACGACCAACCTATCCCAAAGCCGCGCAAATTCCGTTGCCACGGATGCGCGGCTTCTTTTATGGGCGGCCTGCAAGGCGCCCGCTTTATATTCCGACATCTATGAACGTTCAGCGCGTGTACAACAGCTTCGGATTCTGCTGCGGCCTCGGCGGCGGTGCGAAGGGATTCATCAAGGCCACCTCTCGCGTCGGCAACATGACCGCGACATGGCGCTGCATTGGCGGGATCGACAACGATCCGGCGGCCGCGCGCGACTTCGAAACGCTGGTCGGCACGCCGTGCACGGTCTTGGACCTGTTCACGCGCGAGCAGTACACCGCGTTTCACGACGTCGAGCCGCCGGCCGGCTGGCGCGAGGCTACCCCGGAAGACGTGCGCCGCGCCGCCGGCTACCAGCATCCGCACTGCGTGTTCATCTCCTCTCCATGCAAGGGCGCGTCCGGCCTGCTGTCGGAAACACTCAGCCGCACGCCGAAGTACCAGGCGCTCAACGAGCTGACGCTGCGCTGCGTCTGGCTGATGTGCGAGGCATGGAAGGACGACCCGGTCGAGCTCATCGTGTTCGAGAACGTGCCCCGGCTCGCGACGCGCGGCCGCCACCTGCTTGACCAGATCGGGCAGTTGTTCCAGCACTACGGCTATGCCAAGAACGAGACGACGCACGACTGCGGCGTGATCGCCGGCCTCGCGCAGAGCCGCAAGCGATTCCTGCTCGTCGCGCGGCACATGGAAAAGGTGCCGGCGTGCCTGTACGAGCCGCCGGTCAAACGCCTGCAGGGCGTCGGGACTCTGCTCGGCCGCATGCCGCTGCCCGGCGACGTCGAGGCCGCCGGCCCGATGCACCGCGTGCCGTCGTTGCAGTGGAAAACGTGGGTGCGCCTCGCGTTCGTCGAAGCCGGCAGCGACTGGCGCAGCCTGAACAAGCTCGCGATCGAGAACGGTCACCTGCGCGACTACCTGATCGTGCCGGACATGCACAACGGTGTGCTCGGTGTGAATCGCTGGGACGAGCCGAGTGGAGTCGTCGCCGGCGCGAGCCGCCCCGGCAACGGCTCATTCTCGGTCGCAGACCCGCGATTTGCGCAGAGCGCGAAGTGGAACGACGGCCACGCCTATGGCGTGCTGCCGTGGGATGACCACTGCGGCACGATCGCGGGGCAGCAGACACCGGGACAGGGCTACTACACCGTCGCCGACCCGCGTCACGGCGGCCCGGCGAAGCACAACAACGAATTTCGGATCGTGCCGTGGGATGACGCTGCAGGCGCGGTCACCAGCGCTCACGGCACCGGCCAGTGTGTGCAGGATCCGCGTTCGTCAACCGGGTTCGAAGGCGCCGGCAAGTACCGCGTCACGGGCTTCGACGAACCGGCGGGCACGGTCATCGCGCGCAGCGACAGTGGTCAAGGCGCATTCGCGGTTGCCGACCCGCGCCCGGGCATGCGCCGCGAGCGCGGCGACGCGTACCTGACTGGCGGCCACTACGGAGTCGTCGGCTGGGACCAGCCCAGCGGCGCAGTGTCGGCCGCCGCCGGCCACGACAACGGCCGCTGGTCCGTCGCCGACCCGCGCATGCCCGCGGCGAACAAGAAGACTGTCGCCGTCATACGCGCGCTCGACGGCACGTGGCACCGACCGTTCACCACGCTCGAGCTGGCAGTCCTGCAATCGCTCGTGGAACCGGAGGAGCAGCTCGAGCTCGACGGCCTTTCCGACCAGGCGTGGCGCGAGCGGATTGGCAACGCGGTGCCGCCGGACGCCGCGCAGGCGATCGCCGAAGCGATGGGCACGACGTTGCTACTTGCGGAGTCCGGGGAAACGTTCCTGCTTTCGTCGACGCCGGTCTGGGTTCGGCCGATCGCGATCGCGCTGACCGTCGCCCCGCAGACCTTCTAAGTCAGAGGTCCCTTATGCCCTGTACCCCGTTCCGCCTTCCCGGTGGCATCTCCGGAATCATCTGCACACGGGGTCGTAAGCGTGCGCACCACTGCTCGGTCGACGGCTGCACCGCGCCAAGCGGCTTCCAGTGCGATTTCCAGACGAAGCCGGGAAAGACATGCGACCGGCACTTGTGCGCGGCGCATGCGCACCTGGTCGGCGCAGATACCCACTTCTGCCCTACGCACCTCGCGGAGTCGAGCGGCAAAAAGCAGGGCGACCTATTCGCATGACCATCGAGGCTCACACCATGACCACCAACACCTACGGCGGCTATACCGTCGACCAGCTGCGCGAGTTCATCCGCCATCACTACGACGCGGAGCATGGTGGCGACAACATCGACGAACTCACGAACGACAGTTCGGCGAGCGTCAAGATCGTGCGCGACCTGCTCGACGCCATCGAGCCGCAGCAGGACGGAGATCTCCTGCGCCCGATCGCGCGCTGGGTCTACAACGCGGTGCGCGTGAATCTCGACCTGCTCCACGGTATCTGCGGCGAATTCGGTTGCCCGCAGGGCGAAGACGTTGCGGCGTGGCTGCGCGCGCGGCTCACGCAAGCGCCGGCGCCGTTCCAGCAGCGCGTGCAGCCGTGGATGCTGGCGTGCTTCGGCGCCAAGATCTCGGCGGACAAGCTCGAGCGCAATCACCGGTTCTTCGAAGAGGCCGGCGAGCTCGTGCAGGCATGCGGGATGACGCGCGAAGAAGCACACGCGCTGGTCGCCGTCGTGCTGGTTCTCGCCGCCACCCAGCAGTGGGATGAATCAGCACGCTGCGCATCGACCTACTGCACCTAGCTATGGGAAGGCCTAGCTTTCGTCGGGCATATGGAAGGTTCGACGGACAGGCTGCAGGAACTCTCCACCGAGCCCCCAACCGGATTCGTATAGCAGCGCTGGAGAATATCCCGTCGTTGCCGTTGGACTCGAAGATTTACATCTCGCTATCCCGCCGCCAAGGCTGTACGAAATCAACAGCCCCGGCCCTCTGGGCTTCTCAACGTATGTCAGAGATCCCGGAATGTTAACGATCAAGTAGTCGTCATGCGCAAACGCGCTCATCGACGTACTGAGGAGGATCGCGGCAAGCAATGCCGCAATGTACTTGAAAGGACCATGCACGATCGCACCCCCGCGTGTTTCGGTGCGAATCGTAGCACGACCACCTTCCCCCAAGCCGCGCAAATTCCGGTGCCTCGGATGCGCGGCTTTTCTTGTGGGCGGCTTGTATAGCGCCCAGTTTTTTCAATCTACTTCGAAAAATTGAGTCCTCGGGTGACCGCGTCGCCATATGACGCACCGGCTTTCGCATTCGCAGCGCACTCGCCTAGCATCTGCTCCTGGCGCGCCCTATCGGCGGGATCCGAACTACCCACCGTGTCGTGCAGATACACAGCTGCGTCCATGCAAGTCTTTTCCGTTTTGGTGTACATCTGGAACATCGGATAGGCGATTGCAAAAATCATAGCCAGAACGGCGAAGTACAAGATTCTCACCACAGCTCTCCATCATTGGCCGAAGGAATATTCATGACGACTGGGAACGAAAATAGCCCGCTCACGCGAAGCGCGAGCGGGCAAAAAAACGGAACAGCAATCGATGCACGAGGACTGTCCTCCGCAGATAACGGCATGACGGCAGAAAACATTAGGCAACGAAAGAGCCCCGCTCCCGAACTGGCGAGCGAGGCGGCAGATCAGCGGCCGAGTACGGAGAACTCGACCGCCGTGGGCATTGTCGACGCGCAAGCAGCCAGCGGCAATGGGACGAGTTCGAAAGTTGGCCGCGCTGATGCGCTGACGCGTGAATCGATCGAAGCAATCGCGCGCAAATACGCGGGAGCCTACTTCTCCGGCCTGCTGTTTCAGGATGCGGATTCGTTCGCGCGATTCTCCGACGATCTGATCCTCGCCGCATCCCCTCTCGAGCAGCCCGCAGCAGCGCCGAACGACTCGGGCACGGTATCAGTCGCGTGTTTTTCGGGAAGCTACCCGCACGGTACGATTACCTACAGTCAGCTCGCACCCTCGCCAGCGGACGAGCGGGCGGCGTTTCCGCGCTACGCCGAATGGCTGCACCTGCGTACGCATGGCGAATGGTCGAGCGGCGTACCTGAGTGGGCGCGCGACCATTCCGGCCGCATGAACGACTTCACTGCCGCGAGCGCAGTGATCGAAGAACTCGCTGCCGCCCGCGCCGCATCTGCCACCGAGACGGTGACGGAAGGGGCGACTTGCCGGACATGCAGCGGCCGCGGAATGATCGGCGGACCGTCCTACTATGCGCCGGACGAAGGCGGCGAGCCGTGTCCCGATTGCGCCGCCCCGCAGCCCGCGCAGGCAGCAACGCCCGTATTGACGAACGCCATGCGCGCGGTCATCACGAACGAATCCGGAGCATATCAATCTGCCGATGACCTCTACGCTGCGTTGTGTGCGGCGGCCGGCGATGAACGTCCCGCGCAGGCAGACGCTCGGGTCGGGATGACGGACGAGCAGCGCGAAGCAATGCACGAAGTTATAAGAGCGGCTGGCGGATACACGCGTGGGCTACTGGATGCAATGTTTTTTGCAGCCCATCCGGGCCAGCCGGAGCCGCGCGCCAAGGTGACGGACGATGACAAGGAAGACGCCGCGCGGTGGCGCCATTTTTACGGCGGCCATTACATCATCTGCAAGGTCCACACAGACGGAACGGTGAAGAACTTGGGAGGCGGATACGTCGCGAAATACGCCATCGACGCCGCCCGCACCGGAGCCTCATCATGAAAGAGCCGATTCAGTCGCGCGAGGAAGTTGCGGCGCAGCAACCGACTACGACCAGTTCAGTGGCGCACACCGTCGACTAGAAACCAAGTCCGCGCCTCAAGCGCTGCGGCAACGGCCCGGGCTAGCGATGCGCCGCAATTGGGGCACTCATAGTGCTCCTCGAATGGAGCGCTCCTCCGTGTAACAACCGCAACCAATTCGAGATGCCGCGGCTGCAAATCGGCAGATTCGCCATGGATAGCGACGCACTCTCTGCATGGGGTCACGGTCTTCATGAGTACCGGCTTAACCATTCTTCGGAAAACTGCTTCGCGTAGGCGACCGCTTCGGCCTCGGTGTCGAACTCGCCGAGTTTCCGAAAGGCCGCCTCGCGGCTGAATCCCACCTTCGTCACTTCCACCTGCGCGGCGAACTCGTCGTCGTCGGTCAGGCGTGGCGTGCAATTCATCTCATACCCACGCATCAGGAAAACCGTCTTCATCTGGTGCTCGCTGGAAAATACCGGAGGAATCGTAGCATGTCGACGTCGACACGGAACCCGTGGACGACCGGCGAGATACGTCTGCTCGCCCGCCTCTATCCGTCCCACATCCCATCCAAAGCGCTCTACGCGGCGTTTCCGCGACATCCACGGAAGTCGGTGCAGACCTATGCGCGGACGGTGCTAAAGATCTCGCGGCCGCCGCGCGACCACAAGTCGGTCGCGGCGCCGGCATGGAATCACATGCGCGCCATTCTCAAAACGGAACAGCTGTCGGTTCGCGAGCTGGTGAAGCGCTGCGGAGTCTCGCAGCAGCGCGTCAGCGAACTGCTGACGATCCACCGCACCGAGGTGCACATCGTCGATTGGATTCCGCCCGTCGGTCGAGCGCAGTGGCGCCCTGTTTGGGCTGTCGGAAATGCGCCGGACGTGCCGTGCCCGGCTGCGATCAAATCGAAGGCAGCGCGCGCCGCCCGAAGCGCCATGAAGCGCAATCCGTTTCTCACTGCGGCCGGCCTCGTGACGATCCCAGTCGGCGAGCCCGGCCGGATCTTTCAACAATCCATGGACGACACCGACGAGGAGCTTGCGGCATGAGCACCCGAACCATCATCGAGATCAACCACGACTTCCTGCTTCGGCTGCTGGCCGATCCCCTCGCCCTCGCCGACACACTGCGCTCGGTTTGCTGCGACCACCAGTCCGAGTTGAACGAAGACAACGGCCGCGGCCGGCCGCTCGACCTCGGCGACGGCCTCCGCATCATCTACCGCCGGCATCACTCCGAGGATGTGCGGTTCATCACCAAATACGTGGACATCCAGATATGAGCGCTCTTTTCTATGTTCAGGACAGCCGCTCGTTCGTAGGCAACGACGTTCTGTGGTGGGCTCAGGGCGGTAGCGGATACACGACCGATCTGCGCAAAGCGCACGTGTACACGCAGGAAGAAGCGCAGGCACGCCACAACGAGCGCGCGACTGACATCCCGTGGCCGAAGGATTACATCGACTCGAAGTGGCGACCGGCCGTCGATTTCCAGCATATCAAGCGCGACCAGGCGCTCGCTGGCACCGGAATCACGGTGACCAAGCCTCGGAAGCAGCGCGCCGATCTCGTGAACTGCGTCGGCTGCGGCCGGTTCCTGCGAGACGCTGACCGATATTCACTCGACTGCCCACACTGCGGCGCAGACAACAGACCATGAGCGAGAACAGCAAAATCGAATGGACGGACTCGACGTTCAATCCGTGGGAAGGCTGCCAGAAGGTCGGCCCCGGATGCGACCACTGCTACGCCGAAGCACGTAACGCGCGGTTCGGCGGCGGTACGGCCGTGAACTGGGGCCCCGGCGCGCCACGCCGCCGCACGTCGGCCGCGAACTGGCGCAAGCCGCTCGCTTGGAATGCTGCGCACGCCGACTTCTTCGCCGAGCACGGCCGTCGCCAGCGCGTGTTCTGCGCGTCGCTCGCCGATGTGTTCGACAATGCCGTCCCGGACGCATGGCGCGCGGACCTGTTCGATCTGATCTGGAACACCCCGCACCTCGACTGGCTGCTGCTCACGAAACGCATCGGGAATGCCCGGCCGATGATCAGCCGGGCGCTCGAACTCGCCGGGCGCGGCGTCAACACACCGTGGCCGTGGTCGAATGTCTGGATCGGCGCGACGATCGTCAACCAGGAAGAGGCCGACCGCGACATCCCGAAGCTGTTCACGGTGCCCGCGCACGTGCGCCTCCTGTCGATGGAGCCTTTGCTCGGACCTGTCGACATCTCGCGCCACCTCGACTACTGCGAAAAGCTGGACAAGCACGGCATCAGCCGACGCGTCGGCGGTCAACACATCAAGTGCGACGAGCATTGCGGTATTTCCTGGGTCATCGTCGGCGGCGAGAGCGGCCCTGGTGCGCGGCCGATGCATCCCGACTGGGCCCGCTCGCTGCGGGACCAGTGCGCGGCCGCCGGTGTGCCGTTCCTGTTCAAGCAACACGGCGAATGGGCGCCAGGCTCTGGCGACTTCGGCGCGGGCCGTATTGAAACGGCGGCTATCGCGCTTGACGGTCGAGTCGCCGTGGGCGGCTACCGCGTAGATGACTACCCGCGCGGCGCCACGAGCGGCGATGGCTGGTCCATGGTTCACCGCGCAGGCAAGCGCACTGCCGGCCGGCTACTCGACGGTCGCACGCATGACGAATTCCCGGAGGTCATCCGATGACGCAATTACTTTGTCGGCAACCCTTCAAAGTCATACTCCTCGAAGATCTTCGCATCCGTGTCCGCGAGCACGCCGCGCGCCGCGGGCGGCCCTTCGAGATAGATTCCGCTCGCATGCTCCGGCGCAATACCCTTCGGATAAAAGTGGACATGCATTTCCCTCGTGTACTCCGGATGTCCGCGCATGCGCTCGTTCACCATTTCGATGTATTGGACGCGCGTCAAACTGGGCTTTGCCATATCGATCTCCGTGATCGTTGTTCGGGAATCCTAGTATGACCGAACGCCTTCCTTCTTATATCGAGACAGCCGTACTCGTGATCTTGTTTGCCAAGTCGAAGCACAATTTATTCGCTTCTCGAATGGTCCTGAACAATCCATCGAAGTCGGCCGCATCCATCTTGCGATGTCTGGCAATTGCCTCTTCAAGATCATTTCGCAGCTGACGGATGGCGGACCTAAGCATCAGTGTTGGCCTGACGAAGTCCGGCGAAGGGAGATCGTGAAGCGGAATTTCATTAAGAACCCGCTCCATACCGCGAACCTCGTCCATTTCAAAGCGCGCCATTCCGCTGGCAACACGGTGCAATGCTGCGCGATCTGGCAATTCGCGTTGAACATAGCTTGTGACACTCGTCACGCTTTCGGCTATTTCTCGAAGAATAGACGCGACTTCTTTTCGCCTACGTCGCTCGCTCGCGACCTGCAGTCTGCGAGCGCTGTAGCCGGCCCACACAATTGCGACAACCGACGCAACGGCCTGAACCCACGATGCCGTACCTGGATGACACTCAATCCAACCGTCAATGCATACCATGCGTGAACTCCCGATTTTATTTTCCGGCCCGATGGTACGGGCCATCCTCGAAGGTCGCAAGACGCAAACGCGGCGCGTCGTGAAGCTGCCGCACAACAACCCGCTCGGTGTGTGGGAACCGACGAAAGCCGGCGGCGGCTCCGTGAAGTATGTCGGTGGGACGCCCGCGCCAGAGCTGGCCGCGATCTGGCACACGCGTACCGGCGATTGCTACGTCTGTCCGCATGGTGACGTCGGCGACCGTCTATGGGTTCGCGAAACGCACGAGGTGCGACGCATTGGCACCGAGACGTTCGAAGGCGGCCGCTCGGTACGCCGCTATGCCGGCCTGGCTTACCAGGCTGACGACGGCCGCGCCGAGGTCGACATCGATCTCAACACATTCCAGGCGCTCGACGCCAAGGAATCCCGCGGCTGGTCACCGTCCATCCACATGCCGCGATGGGCGTCGCGCATCACGCTTGAGATCACCGGCGTGCGCGCCGAGCGCCTGCAGTCGATCAGCGAGTCGGATGCTCGCGACGAAGGCGTAACGATCGAGGACCATCACATGCGCGGGTACTGCGACGGAGCTTTCCGGCCGCCGAGCATCCGCGCTTTTCACGATCTCTGGGACAGCCTGAACGCCTCGCGCGGGTACGGCTGGGACACGAACCCATGGGTCTGGGTCGTGGCATTTCGAAGGATTGCATCATGAGCCTCTACCTCACCACCCCGGAGCTGGCCGAGCTGGTCGGTTGCAAGCCACGCAGCCACGCGTGCATGAAGCGCTGGCTTGAGCGCAATCACTGGCCGTTCGCGGTCAACATCGCCGGCGTACCGCTCGTCGCGCGCGAGTACTATGACGCCCGCATGAACGGCACCGCCCCCTCGACACCCGCGCGCCGGCACCGTACCGCCGCATCAGAAGAACCGAACTTCGCCGCACTGTAATCATGATCGGACGACGAAAACGGCCGGACGGGTTGCCCTTCCGGCTCTACGCCCATTACGGGAAACACAAGGTCAGCTTCGGCTACAAGCTGCCCAATGGCAGATGGGCATTCCGCCTGTCGGCCCCGGCCCACAACAAGGAAGCCCTCGCCGAGATCCGCAAGCAGGCGATCGAGCGCGCGGAGGCGCTCAACGGGAACGCGATCGAACCTGGCACGGTCGAGGCGCTCGTCGCCCGCTACTTCGAATGGCAGGATGGTTTGCCGCACACCGACGAGCGCCGCAAGGCTCAGTCCACGCTCGACGAGAACCGCGTCGAGTCGAAGCGGCTGGTCAAGGTTTTCGGGAAGATGGCGCCGGCCGCGATCAAGCCGGAGCACGTGTACGGCTACCTCGACAAGCGCGCGCAGCTCGGCGCGCCGGCGAAGGCGAACAAGGAAATCGCCCTCCTGTCCGCAGTCCTCGAATACGGCCGGCGCCGCGGCGAGCTCGAAACGAACCCGTGCCGCGGCATCGAGTACAACCCCACGCGGCCGCGGCAGAGGTACGTGACACAGGACGAAATCGAGCTCGCCGTCGAGGTCGCGCGATCGCGTCGCAGCGTGGGCGACCAGCATGCCAGTTCGACGTACGTGATCCTCGCCCTCTGCGTGAAAGCGGCGTACCTGACCGTCAGCCGTCCGACCGAGATGCGCGAGTTGCACCGCCAGTCGATCACGGCCGACGGCGTCGAAGTGCCGATCGCGAAGCGCAAGGCCGGTGAGCAACAACGCGTGAAGCTGGTCCTGTGGTCACCTGAGCTGAAGGCAGTGATCGACGAAGCACTCGCGCTGCAGCGCACGTCGAGTGTGCACGTGTTCGGCAATACTGCCGGCCAGGTGTACACGCGCAGCGGGTGGAACACGAACTGGTCGCGCTTGATGGGTTATTGCGAGAAGGAGGCGCAGGCGCGCGGCGTGCCGTTCGAACGGTTCGCGCTGCGCGACATGCGCCCGGCGGCCGTGACCGATCGCCAGGAGGAAGGCGACGACCGGATTATCGACGCGACCGGCCATGCGGACGAGCGCATGGTGCGAAAGACGTACGACCGCAGGCGCCAGAGAAAAGTCCGTGCGACGCGTTGATCTCAGTGCGAACGAATTACGAGGCTGCCTTGTTGGCCTCGCAGTACGCATTCCGGCCAATCTTAAGGGCCGCCATGAGCAAAAGCGTTACCGCGCCCGCAAGCACACCCACTGGAAGTGAATATTGCGAAGAGGCAGCTGTCGCGATAATCGTAATCAAATTTTTCACAGTACTGAGCCCCTCTTTGCGTTCATTCTTATACCGTGCTGAATTTGTGCATAGCAGGTCTATGATCTCGCGCTTGACGTAGCCTGTGATCGGCGCGGTATTTTCCGGATCAGAACCTGAAGTTCGCGTCGGGACAACGATACCGACAACCCGAGACTCGCCCAAGAGACTCATCGCCAACGCATCAATCTGCACCACTTCTACTGTGGGGTTACGGACGATCTCCAGTAGTTGGTCCCTCTGGTACGGCGCAACCACGTCAGTGATTGCCTCGTAGAATTCCGCCTCATTGAAGGGCGCATCCAGCGTTTCAGCGCACATCCAACCCCTCCGCCCTCATTAGATCAATCCCATATGAGATTGACGTTCCGAATCCGATTGCCGTATCACCACTGGGGTCGATACCGAAGATTTGTACGCCACCCTGTCGAATCGGGGAAAAACGGCCGGATACAACTCCCACAACTTTGTTCGTAGCTATATCAACAAGCGGGCCGCCACTGGTTCCGCCGTGGATGGTCGCATCTAGCTGAAATTGCTTCGTGCCACTTTCGGAGAGGACTTTTGCACTTACGATTGATGCGCCGAGATGGCGTACATGCAGCGATTGACCCGAGAACGGGAAACCTGCGTAAGCAACCGAAGCGCCGATGAGCAGATGATCTTCTTCAAGGAAGATGTCATCTGGCATTGTGATGTCTAGGTTGGCTTTGACTTTCAAGAGCGCAAGGTCACGCGTCGCATCGAATTGTTTGACCTCGACGTCCAGCAGGTTCATCGCACGTTGACTCAACGGCACGAATGCATTTTGCGGTCCAAACGGGAAATAGATTCCCAAGCTGTCGGTAAGATTGAAGGAATGAGCGCACGTCAAAATATAGCCAGCGCGGTGGCAAATGAACGCACTCCCCAATCCCAAAGCAGCGTGCTTCTGTCTATCGAGGCGCATCAGCATCCCCGTGAGGCCTGCAATCGACTGCGCGAACTGCCTGAGCATTTCCACTCCCCGTTGCGATACAGAAGACGCAAAAAAGCCCGCTCATCGGCGGGCTCTTGCTTCACTATCTTCCAAATTTTGGAATCTCATCTTCCAAAACCTGTAACACATCAGCTTAATTCTGCTGCAAGTGCTTGAATTTGTTGGGGTGGCTGATGGGACTCGAACCCACGACGACAGGAATCACAATCCTGGACTCTACCAACTGAGCTACAGCCACCACTGTTACTGCTTTTTGTTCTTCGCTGCTTTTGTGTTTCAGCAGCGAAGAACAAGATTATACGAACACTTTTGAATCTTGCAAAGCTTTTTTTTCAAAAACTTCTTCGGCCTCGTTCAGATGCGCGCGCGCCTCGTCGAACACGGCCAGATCGCCGCGTGCGAGCTTCTTGTTGTCCGACAGCACACGACGCCAGCCACGTGCACCGGGCATGCCGCGATACAGTCCGAGCGCATGCCGCACGATCGCGCCGAGGTAGGTGCCGCGCTTCAGTTCGGCCGCGCAGTATTCGATCAGCTTCGCCTCCGCCTCTTCGCGCGTCGGCGTCGCTGCCGTCGATCCGTAGAAGCGTGCATCGACCTCCGCGAGCACGTACGGGTTGTGATACGCCTCGCGGCCGAGCATCACGCCGTCGACATGCTCGAGATGCTGCGCAACCTCGTCGAGCGTCGTGATGCCGCCGTTGATGACGATCTCGAGCGAAGGAAAATCGCGCTTCAACCGATACGCATAGTCGTACTTGAGCGGCGGGATCTCGCGGTTCTCTTTCGGCGACAACCCTTTCAGGATCGCATTGCGTGCATGCACGACGAACGTTTCGCAGCCAGCCTCGGCCACCGTGCCGACGAAGTCGCGCACGAATGCGTAGTCCTCGACCGCGTCGACACCGATCCGGTGCTTGACCGTAACCGGCACCGACACCGCATCGCGCATCGCCTTCACGCAGTCCGCGACGAGCTGCGGCTCGTTCATCAGGCACGCGCCGAACGCGCCGCGCTGCACACGCTCGGACGGACATCCGCAATTCAGGTTGATTTCGTCGTAGCCCCACTGCTCGCCGAGCTTCGCCGCGCGCGCCAGATCGTCGCGCTCGCTGCCGCCCAACTGCAGCGCGACCGGCGATTCGTTCGGCGTGAACGCAAGATGCCGCTGGGCATCGCCGAACAACAGCGCGCCCGTCGTGATCATCTCCGTATACAGCCACGTATCGCGCGTCAGCGTCCGGTGGAACGAACGGCAATGACGGTCGGTCCAGTCGAGCAT